GCTTTGGCGTTGGCGTCGTTCAGGGCAAGGCCGAGCTCGGCTCGGCGGCGCCTGGCGGCTTGTGCGAGCCGCTCGTAGTCGCGATCTGTGGAGGGCATGCGCTCATCTTGGCAGGACTGGCGGGGACCAGCCAGGACTAGCGGCACTTAGGCCCAATCTCTACGCCACATCTACGCAGGTGGTGAGGCATCTACAGGCATCACGTGCACACAGGCGGCCATCACATGCTGCTAGATGCCTAGACAGAGTGGGCATCTGTAGGTAACTTCTACGCATGGCACAAACCCCAACCACCTTCTCGGTGGACGGGACGGCTATCTGCACCAAGCGCATGCACGCGGGGATGGAAGTCCAGCAGCTCGCCGACCTCGTCGGCATAACCGCCAGCTACCTGCGAAAGCTCGAGCGCGGCGACCGCACCCGCATGAGACCTGGCAACTACCAGGCCCTCAGAGCCGCCCTGGACGCGAACGAGACCGAACTCCTCCGCACCCCACAGCACCCCCCAGAAAGGAAGTGACGTGAACACCAAGCAGTCCCCGCGAACCCCCACGCAGCCGGCGGACCTGAACGCCCCCTTCTTCAGCGTCCCCGAGGTCGCATGGCTCCTGAAGTGCAGCGTCGACACGGTCCGCAGGCGCATCAGGAGCGGCCGGCTCGGCGCCAGCCAGGACAAGAAGGGAGGCGTCATCCTCGTCTCTCGCTCCGACCTCGACGCCTACCACGAGGCCACGCGGCTCGTCGCGCTGCCGAGGCGTGGCTCTCGTCGGCCCCACCGCCACCCGGCCCGCGCCGCCGCCTGACGGCAAACGAAGAGGCCGCCCGCAACCCGACGCCGCGAGCGACCTCGCGATCCCCATCCAGAGCACGCAACGAAAGGGACCGCCGTGTCCATTCTTCCAAACCCTGAGCACGACCAACTCGACGAGTTCGACCGGATCACCGCGACTGTCCCGATGCTGTCGGCGTTCCGCGCGCTGTGGAACGAGGCGGAGGAGTTCCTGCAGGCGGCACACCCCGGCGGCTTCGAGCCCGCAGAGATCGGCCGGATCGCCTTCGACTCGCTGCCCGAATCTGAGCGCGAGACCGCCCTGGACGAGCTGTTCTACGCGTACTGGGAGACGGTCGTCGCCTACCGCGAGGCCCGCGCCGCACAGTCCGGCGGTGCGGCATGAGCCACTACGAGAACGTCCCGCCGCAGGTGTACGAGATCACCTGGCAGTCGGGTCACGTCGAGAAGGTCATCGCCCACCAGGTGTCTTACGACAGCCTGCGGATGAGCGCGGTCCTCGTCGGTGAGGGCCAGGTCGCCACGGAATCGGCCGGCGCGCGCATCAAGTTCCATGCCGAGGTCGACGGCCGGTGGACGCTGCAACTGTCGGCGCACGAGGCGGACATCCGCACGATCCGCAACATCACCAGCGGCGAGCAGGTCCCGGGCGGTGCGGAATGACCGACTACCCGGAGATCGCGGCCCGCTTCGCCCGCGACACCGCCAACCACCAGATGACCGTGCTGCACGAGGACGGCCTGTACCGGCACCTGCGGTTCGTGCAGCCGAAGCCCGCCAGCTCGATGTACTGGTTCGACCTGATCACCTGGCCGGGCTGCCTGACGATCCGCGGCGACATCGGCGACGCCTACACGTTCAGCCGACTGCCCGACATGTTCGAGTTCTTCCGCGGCCGGGTCGGGCGGATCAACGAGCACTACTGGTCGGAGAAGCTCGACAACGGGCGCGATTCCGCCAAGGAGTACAGCGAGAAGCTGTTCCGGCAACTCGTGTGCGAGATGGTCGGCCACGCGGTTCAGTCCGGCGATGCGCCTCGCGGCGTGGGCAAGGCCGTCCGCGAGGAGATTCTCGCCAGCGAGTTCCTGGGCACCGAGGAAGAGGCTCGCTACGTCCTGGAGAACTTCGAGTACAAGGGCTTCCAGTTCAAGGGCACGTGGGAGCTGAGCTTCCACGACTACGAGTGGACCTTCCTGTGGGCCTGCCACGCGATCGTGTGGGGCATCGGCCGCTACGACCGGGTCCGCAAGTACGGGCTGCAGAAGCTCGCCACCGCGAAGGCGGTGGCGGCATGAGCGAGCCCCGCCAGATCCACATGGTCCTCCACCGGCCTTCCGGCGTCGTCCCGCACGAGAGCGCCTACAAGCACACCGACGTCGATGGCGACCGGCTTCTCATCAGCACCGCGCTCTTCGATGACGGAACGCCCGGCATCTACTTCCGCACCGACCCGAACGGCTCCTCGGTAACGCTGGCCGAACTGCCCGCATTGATCGCGCAGCTGCAGGTCATCGCCGAAGCCTCCCAGGCAGAAGCGGACGAGGAGGCGGCCCGGTGACCCGCCCGATCTCCGACCTGGACGTGCCGCTGCCCGTGGTGGAGGCGCAGACCGCCGCCGTGGCGACTCTCGTCGACGCTTCCGCGCACTCCCACTCCCCGTCCGACCGGCTCGCCTGGGCGCTCGACCAATGGCTGGTCACGCATCCGGACGCCCCGCTGTCGAGCGACAACACCTATCCCGGCTGGGCCGAGCGCATCGCCAGCCTCAACGACCGCACGCCACAGGAGGCGTCGTGACCACCCTCGCTGACCTGTCCCGCCCGATGGCTCTGCTGCGCCTCCTCGCCGCCGACCACCCGAACCTGCCCGCGCCGCACATCGGCATCTCGTCGCACTACCCGGGCCAGTTGGAGTTCTCCATCCACCGCGACCTCGGCGCGTTCGAGGCCTGGCGGGAAGCGCTCGGCATCGACCCGGCCGCAGTCAGGCGCGACCTGCAGAGCGGCGACACGACCATGGTCCTCACTGCCGTGGCGGAGATCGCCGACGCGAAGGTCGTGCTGGTCGGCTACGCACGCAACCTGAGCCTCCTCGCGGAGGTGGCGTGATGGCGACCGCCCTCGACCCCCGCCCGCTGGCGGACCGGCAGCAGGACGCACTGATCGCCGTCGAGGAGGAATGGGCGCGCCGAGCGACCGGCGCCCGCCCCTGGACCGTCGACGAGTACCTCAACCAGAACGCGGCCGAGCACGCCCGATTCAAGGTCGCCGAGATCGCCCTCAACCGACTCGGGAGGGCCGCGTGAGCGTCCTCAACCTGCCGCCGATGCCGGAGTCCGCCGACCCGGTGATCGTGCCCGGTCTCCTCGCCGGCCTCGGCATCACCCGCCGCCCGATCCCCGCCTGGATCACCGACCCGAACGTCGCGGAGTCCATCGCATGCGGGCTCTACGAACTGCCCGACGAGCTTCTGGGGGAGACCTCGTGACCACCACTACCGCCCCGACGGACGTCGAGATCGCCGAGGTCTGCGACGAGGCCGCCACGGTGATAGCCGCCAACGGGCTCGCGAAGCGGTACCTGTACGACACGAAGCAGGCCGAGACGGGGCTTCCGCTGGAGAAGTGCCGCGTGGACATCATCGGCGCCCTCAACATCGCCGCCCACGGCACCCCCCGCTACGCGGCCTCCCGCATCGTGTACGCCGCCGAGCGGGTGTTGGAGAAGCGCATCGACCGCGTGTCGCTCGTCGTGTGGGTCGACGAGAAAGGCCGCACCGCCGACGAGGCGATCACCCTGCTGCGGGACACCGCGGCCAGCCTGCGGGAGGCGTCGTGAGCATCGCCCAGGACCTCCGCACCCGTGCCAGGCATCGCGGCAAAACCCCGTGGCAGTTGGTCAAGCTCGTCGGCCGGCTGGAGCGGCAAGCCGACGAGAACACCTGCCAGATGGTCGCCATGGCCACCGAGATCGAAGAACTCAAGGCCGGACAAGCCGAGATGGCGGACGAGCTCGACAAGGCCGCCATCGACTACGACGAGCTCCTCGACGACCGCAACGCATGGCGCGACGAGGCCCTCGCCCTGCGCGCCAGGTTCGGTGACCAGATCGCCGCCGAAGCCAACGCCAACGCGGTCACCGTGCCGCCGATGGTCCGCGACACCTCCGACCCGGAGGACCAGGCGACCGTGCCGGTCCCGATCGTCGTCCGCACCCTCCAGCAGGCGCACTGCATCGGGCCCGTCACCGACCCCGGCCGCTTCACCCAGTAGCCCGCCGGGCCGCGCGGATGGCGAAGGCCGCCGGCCCGGCGCCCCAAGCAAGAACCCCCGCCCGGGGATAGCGGGCGGGGATCGCAACCAGCATCCCACAGGAGACCACCGTGAACGCTTCCACCCACGAGGTACGGGCCAGCCGGACCGCGACACCGGTCCTCGCTCCCGCCACCGAGCCCGTACCCGGGTTGCGGATCTACATGCAGCCCGAGGAGCTCCGCACGTCCGCCGAGGACACCTACCTGTGGCGGATCGGCCACCACTCGGGCCTGGCCATCGCCAAGTTCGAAACCCGGCGGCACGCCGAGGCCGCGGTCGACATGATCGCCGACTTCACCGACTGGACGCGGACAGCTGACGACCTCGAGGCCGACGACGAACTCTGCCGCAAGACGCAGGAGTCCATCGACTACCGCACGGCAGGCAAGTTCCTCAGCAAGTCCCCAGCCTGACCCACAACCCCCCAGCCGCCGCGTCGAGCGCGCCCCCCGGCGCTCCGCGGCACCAAGGGCGGCTCGCCCCGCACCACCTCCCCCCCGGTCGGGGCGAGCTGCCCTCCCACTCGCACACCCTCAGGAGCTTCACATGAGCACCGAAAGCACCACAAAACCCACCGGCCCGCTGCGTTGCACAGGCTGCGGCGACGAGACCGGGCCGTTCACCAAGGACGGGCTCTGCGAAGACTGCCAGCCCGAGGCGGAACTGCTCAGCGCGCTGGAAGACGGCGGCTGGCTCGACGACAACGCGCGCCGCCTCCTCGACGCCTACGCCGCCGCCGTGCTCCGCCGCGCACAGGAAGGGGCGGCGAAGTGACCGCCGACCTGGAACGGCGCATCGTCGAACTCGAAGACGAGATCGACGAGCTCAACGACAAGCTCGGCAAGGTCACCGAGGAGCGCGACGACCTCAAGCGGGAGAACGAGGAGCTGACCGAGAAGGTCGACACCGCCCGCGAGGAGATCGAAGAGACGCTGCGGGGGCTCAACCGATGACCACTGCACTCGAAGCACCGAAGGTCGTCGACGGGCTCTCGGCCGAGGCGTACCACGCGGACCGCACGTCGATCTCCTCGACGGGCCTGCGCGCGCTCCTCGCCCCCGGCTGCCCCGCCCAGTTCAAGTACGACCGCGACAACCCCCAGCCACCGAAACGCGAGTTCGACCTCGGACACGCCGCGCACAAGCTCGTCCTCGGCGAAGGCGAGGAGATCGTCGTCACCGAGTGGGACGACTGGCGCACCAAGGCCGCTCGTGAGCAGCGCGACGACATCCGCGCCCGCGGCGCCGTACCGCTGCTCTTCCACGAGGGCGAGCAGGTGCAGGCGATGGCCGACGCCATCCGTCAGCACCGCCTGGCCGGACCGCTCTTCACCCCCGGCAACGGCATCGCCGAACGGTCGATCTACTGGACGCACCCCGGCACCGGCGTGCGGGTTCGCGTCCGCCCCGACTGGCTGATCATCCGGCCGGACGTGACCCTCGTCGTCGACGTCAAGACCGCGGCCGACGCCAGCCCGGACGGCTTCAGCAGGTCAATCGAGAGCTACAGCTACCACCAGCAGGGCGCCCTCTACATCGACGGCGTCGAAGCCGCCGGACTCGCACCCGAGGGCGCGCGCTTCCTCTTCGTCGTCCAGTCGAAGAAGGCCCCCTACCTGGTCACGGTCGGCGAACTGAAGGACCAGGACCAGGACATCGGCCGCGCCCGCAACGAGGAAGCACTGCGCCGCTACGCCGAGTGCGTCGCCAACAACGACTGGCCCGACTGGACCGGCGACGTCGACACCATCCCCCAGCTCGGAATGCCGAGCTACGCCACCATCCGCCAAGCCGAGGAGTACCTGAAGTGACCAGCAACGAGATCGCCACCCGCGACGAGCAGGCCGCCGTCGCCGTACCGCAGCCCGCCAACCAGCCCATCGAATCGTCCCTTGAAAAGTGGGCGCGCGAAGCCTCCGCCATCTCCGGCATCGCCAACGCCATCGCCCAGACCAGCCTCGCCGGCGCCTACCGCGGCAAGCGCGACGAGATCGTCGCCGTCGTCCTCGCCGGACACGAGCTCGGCATCAAGCCGATGACCTCACTCAAGTCGATCGACGTCATCCAGGGCCAGCCCGCCCTCCGCGCCCACGCCATGCGCGGCATCGTCCTCAAGCAGGGCCACGAGATCGAACTCGTCGAATCCGACGACCAGCACTGCGTCATGCGCGGCCGACGCAAGGGCGCCGAAGCCTGGCAGACCGTCGTCTGGGACACGAACCGCGCCCGCCAGATGGGGCTGCTCAACAAGGACCAGTGGAAGAAGCAGCCAAAGACGATGCTCATCGCCAGGGCGACGGGCGAGATCTGCCGGCTCATCGCAGCTGACGCCCTGCACGGCATGCCCTACGTCGCCGAGGAGCTCGACGGCTACGTGCACGGCGAGGTCGTCCAGCAGCAGAAGGCGCCCCTGTCCGTCGCTGCGCTCACCACCCCGGCGCCGCCTGCTGCGCCCGAGCCGCAGTCGGACACCTCGGACGTGGTTGATGTCGACATCGACGACGAGCACGCCGCCGCCGTCCGGGACCTGCGGGACTTCGGCGACGCCGAGGGAGTCGACGACATCGACCTCCTCGCCTACGAGGCCCTCGGGGCGCCGCTGGAGCACGTCTCAGCGCAGGCCATCCGCGACCTCACCGCCAAGCTCCGCACCGCCGCCGCTGCGCAGACGGGCGGTGCCGCGTGAACGGGCCCCAGCACTACCGCGAGGGCGAGCGCCACTTGAGCGCCGCGTCCTTCCTCGACAAGCCGGGCGGCAAGCCCGTCGACCCGGGCGCCGCAATGCACCACGCGCTGCGCGCTCAGGCTCATTTTGCCGCAGCGCAGGCCGCCGCAACTGCCGCCCAGCTCGCCGACCGGTACGTCGGCGACGGGGAGCACATCAGCGAGTGGAGGAAGGCGATCGGCGGCACGGGGAAGACCCAGGCCGACGACCCGTGGACGGCCCGACCGAAGCCCTACATCCCCGGCCAGCCGTACTCGAAGGAAGTCGAGACGGCCCTGCAAAACCTCAACCTTGCCGGGCACGTCACACCCGCCGACACGCTGGCCGCCGCGATCCCCGTCATCGCCGGACACGCCGCCGAAGCGCTGATCGACGGCGAGAACGACGCGGTCCGTAGGTGGGCCCGCAGCGTCATCGACGAACTGCGCCGGGTCGGTCTCGACCTCGCGGGCCATGTCGAGCGGCGGGCCGAAGACCTCAGGCCCGACGTGCCGTTCAGCTACGACACCCCGCTCGGCTACAGCGACGAACCCCCGTTCTAGCCCGCACACATCACGGCCGCCCCGCGGGCAGTGCGGGGCGGCCACTACCCCAAGGACATCACACATGACCGCCAAGACCACGACCACACCCGCCGACGACCTGATCGGCGCTGTCCGCCGCTCCCCGGAAGGCACCCGCCTCGCCGTCCTCTGGCCGTCCCCGCCGCACCCCGCCCGCTGGATGGTCACCGACCGCTGGGGCTCAACCGGCTACGAGGCAGACGACATCGTCGCCGACTGGCCCGTCGTCGGAGCCGTCCCCTTCAGCCCTGCCGCAGGCATGGAACTCGCAGAGATCGGAGCCACGTCGTGAGGGCCTTCTACCGCGGCTACAACGCCGCCACTGGCCGCCGTGCCGGGCAGGTTCGCCGACTGCACGTGATGCGGGAGGACGGCAAGTTCGCAGGCAAGCAGGGCCTGTGCGGGGCGCCCGGCTGGAACCACAACAACTCGCCCGCCGTGATCCTCGAACCGCTCCCCGCCAAGCCCCCGGCCGGACTGTCGTGGTGCAACTCGTGCATCGGGCACGCCGCCCACCTCGTCGGCCAGCTGGAAGCGGTCGCGCAAACCATCGCCGACCTCGCCGAAGCCACCTGCGGGCGCTGCAAGCAGCAGCGGAAGCTCTTCCCCTTCTCGTGGGTGCCCGACGGGTGGATGGAGTTCAAGGAGATCCACCTGTGCGCCCGCTGCCACAGCCTCTCCGCCCTCGAAGACGAAGACGGCCGCCTCGACTCGGGGCCCCTGCTCGAGCAGATCGGAGCGTACTCGTGAGGTACTTCCACGGCGGCGCCCTCGGCCTCGAGGTCGGTGACCTGATCCGGCCCGCAATCAGCCTCGGCATCAGCAAGGTGCGCACCCCGAACCAGCCCCGCTACAACCCGCGCCGCGTCTACGTCACCCGACTCCAGTGGTACGCCCAGCTGTTCGCCAACGGCGCCAAGGGCGACCTGTACGAGGTCAAGCCCGTCGGCCGCGCCATCCCCGACCTGGACGCCCGCGGCTCCTTCCACTGCTCGTGCGCCGAGGTCGTCGCCATCCTCGCCCGCCACCCCGTCCCGATGCCCGCAGAAGGCGGGCGCATCTTCCCGATGGGAGCCGTCTCATGACCGCGATACAGCAGCCCCTGGAGGGCATGCCGGAGCCGGAGCCGCGCGAGGACTTCGAGACGTGGGCGGAGAAGGTGCGCCCCACGTTCGTGGCCGTCGCCGCGTCCGGGCGCCGCCGCTGGCTGACCTGGCAGATCAAGAAGGAGTACAAGCTCCCGCAGGCGCCGGACCCCGCGCACGACTGGGGCGCCCTCATGAGCCAGCTCCACCGCGACGGGATCGTCCAGCACGACGGGTTCGGCCGCACTGCCGACGGCTCATGCGTCAACGCGTGGACCGGCACCGTCGCCGCCATGCAGGGGAGGGCCGCCTGAGATGGACGCCCTCAACCGCATCAGCTACGCCTCCACCCTGCTCTGCCTGATCGGCGTGGGCGCCCTGATCGCCATCGCCGGGGCGGTCACCGGATGGCTCGGACGACGCGACCGGAGGCGGATGTGATCGCCTTCCTGTCCGCCGTCATCGACGGGATCGAGACCGCCGGGGCCTGGGCGGTCTGGTGGGTCGGCGTCACCGCCGGCGTGGTGGTCGTCGTCGCCGTGTGCCGGGCCGGGGCTGGGATCGCCCGCCGGCGGCGCATCCGCCAAGGCATCCGCCGCCTCGAGAACTACGCCAACCACCCTGGCGTCCGCCGCCTGCACGACGACATCGACAACCCGCGAGAGGAGAAGCCGTGACCACCGCCGTCCACGTCGCCGACGTCAACTGCTACAGGCGCGGATGCCGCCGGGAAGAATGCCGGGCCGCCGACCGCCTCGACCGCAAGCAGGCCGAACTCCGCCGACTCCGCGGCATCTCCGGCCACATCCCCGGGCCCGTCGTCGCAGCGCACCTCCGCTACATCCTCGACAGCGGACGCACCCGCCTCGACATCGCCGCCGAATCCGGCGTCTCCGACCGCGCCATCCGCTACATCCTCGGCGGGCAGCCCAAAGTCCAACGCCCCAAAGCGCTCGCCCTCCTCGCCGTCCAGCCCCTCGACGAAGCCGCCCGCCTCGACGCCACCGGCACCAGGCGCCGCGTCCAGGCCCTCGCCGCCGTCGGCTGGCCCATCGCCTGGACCGCCGAACAAGCAGGCCACGGCGCCGCCTACCTGTTCGCGATCCTCGCCGGCAAGGTCCCCACCGTCACCAGCACCACCGCCCGCCGCATCGCCGCCCTCTGCCGCAGCCACGGCACCCGACCCGGACCCTCCGAGTACACGCGAGCCGTCGCCCGCCGCAACGGCTGGCACTCCATCGCCGCCTGGGACGACAACATCGACAACCCCTCGGCGACACCCGAACAGTCCGAGCCCTACGAGGCCGCACCGAAGTACGAACGCGACCCCGACCGAAAAGCGGAGATCGAACACCTCTACCTGCTCGGCGAATCCATCCCCGCCATGGCCAAGCAACTCGGCAACACCGAGAAGTACATCCGCGACCAGCTCGCCGTCATCCTCCGCGAACGCCAGCAGCGCGCCGAACAGGAACGCGCCGCCAAGGCCGGACTGGAGCGTGCGGCGTGATGGTGGATCTGTTCGCCGGCCCCGGCGGCTGGGACGTGGCCGCGACCGGGCTCGGCCTAGAGGTCGTCGGCATCGAGCTGGACCGTGCCGCATGCGACACCCGCGAAGCCGCCGGGCTCGGCACCGTTCACGGCGATGTCCGCGACTTCTCCCCGGCCGACTTCCCCGAGGCCACTGACCTGGCCGGGTCTCCGCCTTGCCAGCCGTACTCAGTGGGCGGCAAAGGCCGCGGCCGGAAGGCGCTCGACACTGTTCTCCACCTGGCTGACCGTCTCGCCGGCCGCCACAGCATCACCGAGGAGCTCCAGGGCCTGGACGACGAACGTACCGGCCTGGTGCTGGAGCCGCTCCGCTGGGCGCTGCAGGCGATCGATGCCGGGCGCCCGTACCGGACGGTGATGCTGGAGCAGGTTTCCACCGTGCTGCCCGTCTGGGAGAAGCTCGCCCAGCTGTTGCGGGCCGAGGGCTACAGCGTGGCCACGGGGCGGCTGTCGTCCGAAGAAAACGGCGTCCCGCAGACCCGCGTGCGCGCGATCTTCGCCGCAACCCTCGACGGCGAGGCACGGCTGCCCGAGCCGACGCACCGCCGCTACCGCAGGGGTGTCGCCCAGGACGAGGGCGACCCGCGGCTGCTGCCGTGGCTGTCGATGGCCGACGGCTGCGGCTGGGGCATGACCCACCGGCCCGCGCTCACCGTCGCCGTAGGCACCGCAGCCGGCGGACCCGACCCGTCCTGCGTCGGCGGCTCCGGCGCCCGCGCCACCCTCTACGGCGAACGCGACGCCGGACGCTGGATCGACTGCACACGCCTGGTACCCGCCGACGAGCTGCCCGCCTACCGCGGGGGTCGGCGGGACACCATCCGCCTCTCCGTCGACGACGCCGCCCTCCTTCAGGGCTTCCCCGTCACCCACCCGTGGCAGGGAAGCCGCACCAAACAGCTGGAGCAGATCGGCAACGCCTTCCCGCCGCCCGTCGCCACCGCCGTCATCCGCACCACCAAGGGCTTCGGCGGACAGCAGATGAGCCTGGAGGCAGTGGCATGACCCTCCGAATCGGCTCCCTGTTCACCGGAACCGGCGCCCTCGACCTGGCCGTCATGGACGTCTACGACGCCGAGGTCGTCTGGCACTCGCAGTACGAGCCGCCGGACAAGAACGGCAAGGAAGACACCAACCAGTACGCCGCCCAAATCCTCAAGCGGCACTGGCCGGACGTCCCGAACCTCGGCGACGTCACCAAGGTCGACTGGCACGCCGTCATCGAGGAGCACGGCCCGATCGACATCCTCACCGGCGGTTTCCCCTGCCAGGACGTTTCGGCCGCAGGGAAGCGCGCTGGCCTCACACCCGACTCGCGGTCCGGCCTGTGGACCCACATGGCCTACGCAATCTCCATCCTCCAACCCCGATTGGTGATCATCGAAAATGTCGAAGGGCTCCTCTCGGCGCCGGCTGACCGTGGACTGGAACTCGACGCTGAAGCTCTGGACCAAGAGGCCCGAGCAGGACGGATTCTTCGAGCTCTTGGAGCCGTTCTCGGAGACCTGGCCAGCCTCAGGCTCCATGCGGAATGGGCGCGCGTGGGCGCGGACGAGGTCGGCGCTCCCCACCGCCGACGCCGCATCATCATCTACGCCTGGCCGTCTGCTGCCCACGCCACGGCCGCAGACGAAAGGCGGCTGCTCGGCGGTGGAGAACCCGCCGAACCGGCAAGGCGGACCGAACCTGGCCACCGCAATTGCCCTGCTGCCGACACCACGAACCTCGGACACGAACGGGATCGGGGAACACGGCACCGGGGGCATGGACCTGCGGACGGCCATCTCGCTCTTGCCGACACCTCGGGCGCGGGACGGCAAGGGGAAGGGGTACGAGGACCAGCTACCGAACGTGGTGGCGTTGCTCCCGACACCGATGGTCGGGGACGCGACCGGGACACGGAACGCAACAGCAGGCAGGACGAACCCGGACTCGCAGCACCATCCCGGCTGGACCCTGTCGGACGTGGTGTTCGCGGGGAAGCTGATGCCGACACCCAGGGCCACGGACGGAACGAAGGGCGGCCCCAACCAGCGCGGCAGCAAGGGAGACTTGATGCTGCCGAGCGTGGCGGCGCAACTCCTTCCAACGCCACGCGCCACGCGGGGCGGCTCGGCGACGGAGACGATGTACAGCCTCGGGGCGGAGCGGACGGACGAGAGTCGGCCGCAGGGCGAGGTGCTCCTCCCGACGCCGACCGCCTCGGACAGCGAGAGGACGTCCTCCAGCTACGGCCGGGGCAACCCGACCTTGACTGGGGCGATTACGAACCCGCCATCCGACGGTGGGAACGAATCCTCGGACGACCCGCCCCCTGGCCCACCGACGCTGTGGGACGACTAAGCCCCGTCTTCACCGAATGGCTCATGGGACTCCCCGACGGCTGGGTCACCGACACCCCCGGCCTCACCCGGCCCGCCATGCTCCGCGCCCTCGGCAACGGAGTCGTCTGGCAGCAAGCCGCCGCCGCCATCCGCCTGCTCCACCAGCGAGCCGCAGTCGACGACGAACCGGCCGCCGCGTGACCGCCGCGGCCCGCCGGCCGCACACGCCCTAAACCCGGCAGACACACAACAGCCCCGCGCCAAGGCGCGGGGCGGGAGGAAGGAGGAGGAGATGTCAGTCGTCGACGGCCAGTGCGGCGGAATGCAGTGCTTCGCGGATGACGCGCGACTTGCCCTCGTCGTGGGCCGACGCGCCGCCTCCGGGGTCGGTGCGGCGGTGCAGCTCGTCGATGATCGCCCGGTCGCGGAGGGCCTGCTTGTAGAACTCGGGCGTCACCAGGTACGCCGTGCGCTCCCCGCGTTCCTTGAAGGCGCCGGTCTTCTTGCCCCAGGCGACCTCGCGGATGAGCGCGGTCAGGGCGGCACGCGCGTCGGTCATGTTCACCTCGGCGACGCCGTCTTCGGCGGCGATCTTGATGCGCTGGTCGGCAGGCATGAACAGAGTGTAAGTCATGGTCAATCTCTCCAATCTGGCCAATCTTTAAAGTACCATGGCAGGGCTAGGTGTCACGCACCAGAGCGCTTCTTTCCCATGCCGCCCACTCGGGGGACACAGCCGTGAACGACAACTACGCGGAGCTTCCGGACGACCTCGCAAAGTCCATCGCGTCCACGCTCCAGCACATCCGCCTGATCCAGGAGAAAGAGGCTCGCCTCGCCGACGCACGCCGCAGCGCGCTCGAGCAGACCCTCCACCGGATCGCAACCGACTACCGCACCGGCCACATCACGCACCACCAGCTCTGCACCGCATTCACCGAGATACGGGACCTGCAGATGTCCGGCCGCATGAGCGCCTGGGACGACATCGTCGGCATCTCACACCGGCGACTCATCCAACTGGCCAAACAGATGCCTAACGGCCCCGAAGGCAGCTGGGTGGGGGAGTACCCCATTCCGCTGGACGCGCCGAGGCCGATCTACGGCGTCCCCGTGGTCTACGTCCTGTTCGACGACGCCAATGAGCCCTGCTACGTCGGCTCGACGGACAAGTTCAGCCCCCGCATGACCGCCCACGAGAAGAGCGGCAAGCGGTTCGTCCGCTGGCAGGCCCACCCCTGCGACGACCGCGAGCACGCCTACCGCCTCGAGGACCGGCTCCTCAAACGCCACAAGCCCTACCTGAACCGGAAGGCCAGCCGGTGACAGGCCAGCCGGCGATCCCTACCCGGTCCCACTAGCCAGCACAACGAGAGAAGCCTCTTATGCCATGGGTCAAGCTCGACGACCGCTTCCCTTCCCACCGGAAGGTCGCGCTGTTGTCCGATCGAGCGTTCCGGCTGCACGTGTCGGCGATCTGCTGGTGCGCTGAGAACCTCACCGACGGCCGGATCAGCGACCGCGAACTGGCGCTCGTGGCCCACATCCGTGGCATCAAGGCGACCGCCAAGCAGCTGGAGGAGGCTGGCGTCTGGGACCGGACCGACGAAGGCTGGATGATCCACGACTACCTCGACTACAACCCCTCTCGCGACCAGGTCCTCGCCGAGCGGAAGAAGAACGCCGAACGGCAGGAGAGGTTCCGTCGCCGGAAGAAAGGCAAGCCGACCCCACCGGGCGGCTCGGACGCCCCATCACGTAACGGCGTGAATAACGGCGTTACGCGAACCACAGGAACCCACGACGGCAACACGAACGCAGCACGACGGCGACACGACGGCGACACGACGGAGCCTCGAACGAGTGCCGTTTCAGACTCCGAACCGCAGGTCAGCGAGATCCGTAACGGCGTTACTAACGGCGCCCCGGCCCGGCCCGTCCCGTCAGTAGGTACTGACGTACCTACTGCTGCTAGCTGGGCCGAGCGGAAGAACGGGTTCCCCGACGACCTCCAGCCCCTCGCCAAAGCACTCGCAGCAGCCGGACTCGGAGCAGTCGCCTGGGACATCAAGAAGTTCACCGATTGGCAGCGGATCCGCAATCAGGTCGAACGGCTCGGCATCGACCTCATGGTCCGCTCCGCTGTGAACGCAGCCCAGCTCCGCGGCGAGCCGGACAGCGTCACCGCTTGGATCGGCCGCTGGGAATCGCTTCAGCCCGAACCCGAGCAGCAGCCCGGCCGCCCGCAGCTCCGCGCCGTCTCCGGCGGTTGGACCGCCCCGAACCGCCCGCACCCCGCAACCGGTGCCGCTGCGCCTGTACCGACCGCCGACGACTACAAGAACGCGAGGCCCTTCTGATGACGTCCGCCGAAGACCGGCGTGCCCGGCACGATGCCGCCCAGGCTGCGGCGCGCGCTGAGATCCGAGCCCAGACCCTCGACCGCTACCTCGACCGCCGCCCGAAGGCGTTCGACGAGGACGGCCCTATTCGGCCCGAGGTCGAGAAGTGGGTGAGTGGCTTCCTCGACGGCTCGCACGCCTCGCTGCTGCTGCTGGGGGAGCCGGGCACCGGGAAGACCTGGCACCTGTGGAAGGTCGGCGAACTGCTGATCCGTCGCGGCTGGTTCGGCCGCTACTACCTGGTCTCCGACTTCGAGTTCAAGGCTGCCGCGGACCGTCCCGTCAATCACGAGCGGCTGCAGACGTGGGCTGAGGCGCCGCTGCTGGCCCTGGACGACTTGGGCGCGACCCAGCTGTACCCGTGGACGGTCGACGCGATCGCCCAACTCATCGATGCCCGCTGGCAGAACCAGCTTCCGACGCTGATCTCCACCAACTTGCCGACGCTCGAGCCGCTCGGCCCGCGCACGCAGTCCCGTTTCGCCGACGGCGGATCCACGTTCGCCGCGTTCACCGGCACCGACTTCAGGAAGGCTTCATGACCCACGACTACGAGCCCCCCGCCGACGACTTTTCCGACGGCGCCTCGGGCCCGAAGCCGCCGCCGTTCGACGTGGCCGCGGAGAAGGCCGTCCTCGGCGCGATGATTTTGTCCAGCCGGGCCATCGAGGAAGTCGTCGAGATCCTCGAGCCCGCCGACTTCTACCGGCCTGCCCACGAGACGATCTACCGGACCCTCGTCGACCTGCACAACGCGAGCGAGGCCCACGACCAGATCGCCCTCGGCAACCGGCTCGAGAAGGACGGCGAGCTGACCCGCTGCGGCGGACACGGGTACCCGTTCGAGCTCGTGCAGTCGGTCATGACCGTCGCCCACGCCGAAGAGCACGCGAGGATCGTCCGCGAGAAGGCCGTCCTGCGGAAGGTCCTCGAGGCCGCCAACGGCATGACCCACAGCGTCCACGACCGGCAGCGCACACCCGACGAGATCGTCCAGGACGCCTACGACACCCTCGAAGGGCTCGCCGGCCTCACCGACAGCGGGGACGAGGACCTGTCGATCGGCGTCGACATCATGGACACCGTCGCCGAGGTCGTCGACATCCGAGAGAACGGCCCCAAGCTCGGCCTCCTCACCGGCTTCATGGACCTCGACGCCCTCACCGGCGGCCTGCAGCCCGGCCAGTTCATTCTCATCGCCGCCCGTCCGGCGATGGGCAAGTCGGTGCTGGCTGGGGACGTCGCCCGCTACACGGCGATCCGCAACGACGTGCCGACGGTGTTCTTCTCCCTCGAGATGGGCCGCAAGGAGCTCGAGAAGCGGTTCCTGTCCGCGCAGGCCACCTACCCGCTGCACTGGATGAAAGCCAAGGGCCCCGTCGACGACGGCAAGGTCCTGAAGCTCATCGAGGCGGGCAAGGACATGCAGTCCTCGCCGCTGTTCATCGTCGCCGACACCGGCATCACCCTGGCGAAGATCCGATCCCACTGCCGCCGCGTACAGCGCCAGCACGGCCTCGGCCTCGTCGTCATCGACTACCTGCAGCTGATGAACGGCGAATCCGCCGGCCGCAACGACAACCGGCAGCAGGAAGTCTCACGGATCAGCCGCGGCCTCAAGACCCTCGCCATGGACCTGCAAGTCCCCGTCATCGCGCTGTCGCAGCTCAATCGCGGGCCGGAGCAGCGGCAGGACAAGAAGCCGATGGTGTCCGACCTGCGCGAGTCCGGATCCCTCGAGCAGGACGCCGACATCGTGATCCTCCTGCACCGCGAGGACGCCTACGAGAAGGACTCCCCGCGCGCCGGCGAGGCCGACCTGATCGTCGCCAAGCACCGCAACGGGCCCACCGCCACGATCACCGTCGCCTTCCAAGGCCACTACGCCCGATTCGTCGACATGGCCCAGACCTGACCGAAAGGAGAACCACCGTGCACTACCTCGACACCTGCGACCGCTGCCTCACCGCCGACAGTCCCGCCATACCACCCGTGGCTATCACGCCCAGCGGCCCGGGATCCGTCCTCGCCACCTACCACTGCCCCCGGTGCGGCGCCTCCTGGACCTGCGGATGGGCCGTCCAGGACGACGATCTCACCGCCGCCTGGGCGTCCCCGCCGCCCGCCCGCCCTCCCGCCGCACCATCCGCCGGGCCACGACCAGCCGCAGCGACACGGCGGGCGAGCAGATCGACGGGCAGACCGAGATCGACCTGCACTACCACCAGCCCACCTTGGAGAGCCTCTGATGACCACTCCCGTGATCTGCCGCCCGCCGTCGTTCCCGATCCGCCGGATCCTCGCCTGCCCGACCTGCAAGCAGCGCCGCCGCATGGCCGGACGCGACTTCGGCCCGTACTACGGCCCGACCGTCACCTGCCTCGGCTGCGGCGACTCCTGGTCGTCCGGCGAAATGCTCGAGCGGCCGTTCAAGCGCGGCTGGCGCAAGGAGTCGATCGCCACCGCCAAGCGGGCCTGGGAGGAAGCCGGTCGGTATACGCGCGCCGAGTACGAGGCGTGGCTGGCCGCCGAACTCGCCGCCGTCACGGCCGACTACGGCACCACCGCCGAAGACGGGCGCCCAGTCGACGACCTGCCGCTGCCCGACAACGCCGCCTGACCACCCGCCCGGCCCGTCCGGGCTTGCCTCCGGCTGCACCAGCCGCCGGAACACCACCCAGCGAAGGAGAACCCGATGAACAGCACCGATCCGCGCGCCCGCCGACTCGCCGAGCACCGGCAGCGCATCGCCCACGAAGGCATCAGCTACCTGCCCGCCTGGGACGACCTGACCGCCGAGCAGCGAGAGCAGTCCATCCGCGAGGCCAGCAACTGGCTGCGGGCCGCCGTCGAGGGCGGGATCGCGCCGCTCGCCGAACGGCCCACCGACAAGCACGACGCCGTGTGGCTCGACAACTACGGCCAGCTGTGGGGCGAGTACCAGACCAGCCCGCCCTCCTACGGCGACGCGATCCTCCGCCTCGTCTGGGAGTCCGAGGTGTGCAGCTCCAAGCAGGAGCTCGAAGACCGCGGCGTCGAGTTCCGCCTCATCGGCTGGAGCGAGTAGCCCGCCCTGTGACCTGCCACGGCACGAGATTCGCCACGCATCGGGCGAACCGCCCAAACCACCGAACACGACCACCGAAAGGGACCACCGTGACCGACCCGACCGACACCGCCATCGACCGCATCCCCCTCGGCCGCCACGTCACCTACGCAGTGCGCGGCGTACCCGAGATCGCCGACGAGTACAACGCCGAACGCACCATCGCCCCAACCGAGATCAGCCTCACCTACCGCGCCGCCCCCGACAGCCAGCTCGGCCGCATCCACGCCTACGTGAAGGGCTGGTGGATGCAGGACGGCACGCGCGTGCCGATGGACAAGCCCGTCGGCCGGCACTTCCACGGCGACCCTGCGGACTGGCCGGAGTGGCTGGCCGAGGAGGCGCGGCTGCACGACCCGGACCACGCCACCGTGCAGCCGCCCGCCGACCGGGCCGCCCATGACCGAACCGTCGCCTACCGCTCGCCCGGCACCCGAGCCCTGTACTGCGTCATCTGCGCGCGCCAGGAGACCGGATGGGAGCTCGTCACGGCCGCCGAGACGGCGGAGCAGGCGGTGTGCGACTTCTGCGGGGGCCGCGTGCTGGTGGTGGCTGCCCGGTCGCTCGGTGAGGCCGTCGCCCGATACCTGCCCGAGCCCGCCGACCGGGCTGCCGTCCTCCGCGAAGCCGCCGGCCGTCTCGCTAGCCAGGCTGACGAGCTGTGGGCTCCCGGAACGAAGGCGCACACCGTGATGCACGCCGACGCTGCCGAGCTGCGCCGGATGGCCGACGAGACACCGGCCGCCACCCAGCCCGTACCCGGAACCTCCACCCCCGCCGGCCTCGCCCGCATGCTCGCCGGAGCCGCCGTCCTCTCCGGCCGCCACAACGCCGCCCCCTTCGACGAGCTGCCACCGGCCGAGCGGGAGCGGTACCTGACGCAGGCCCGGCAGCTCCTCGCACGAGCCGACGAGACGCAGCCGCGCTGCACCTGCCAGTACGTCGCCGAGTCGTGGATCAAGATGGGCCACGCCGCCGGCTGCCCGGCCGCCGCCGAGGCGCAGCAGGACGGGGCGCGCCGTGGCTGACTTCACCTCCGAGACCGTCACCCGCACCATCCACCGCTGGATCGTCCCGTGCGCAGAGCCCTGGGGCGCAGCAGCCGCCGAGATCGGCAAGGCGTGGGCGGTCGCCGAACGCGCGTACCGGGAGCACCACGGCATCCCGAAGGACCAGCCGCTGCACGACGACGCGCTGCGGTTCCACGTCCGCGACGAAGAGATCGTCATCGAGTTCGCGACCCAGACCCCCGCCCCGTGAACCGCGAGCGGACCGCGCCGGGTCGTGTCCGGCGCGGTCCTGCCGCCGATCATCCCACCGCACTTGAGGAGCACGACATGCCCGCACCCGCCGCTGACGAGATCCGCCAGCTGCTCGTCCACCCGGCCGTCTGGCCGCACCTGGAAAGCTGGCTCGCCGCCCGCCACATCAGCGTCAGCCCGCTCCCGCTCGAGGGCGACGATCTGCCCACCTACGTGATGAGCCCGGACCTCGAGCGGTCCGAGCCGACGACGGACCACCTCGCCGCGTACACGCGGATCCTGAAGCAGCTCCCGCGGCAGGCCGTCGCCGAACTGGTGGCCGCCGTGACGACGGACCCAGAGCTGCACGGCCGCAGGACGGCCATCGCCCAGGCCTCGATGCTCGTCAGCGTCGGACACCGGATGGGCTGGGCCGACGCCGAGGCCGCGTCGTGACGGCCCCGCGTCCGGTGCGGCTGACGTTGACGGCCCGCATGTGGGAGATCCTGCGCCGCTGCTACCGCGGAGAGAACCCGCTCGCCGTCCTCGGCCGCGCGCTGGACATGCTCGCCGACGCCGACGGCCACCTCGAGCCCGACGGGCGGATCAAGACCGGGAGGCGGTTGTGACGCTGCCCGTAGCCAGACCCCGCCGCCCCGCCCAGCCTCGTGCCGCGGTGACGGCCCGGCAGCGGCAGATCCTCGCCCTGGCCGCGTCCGGCTACACGGCCGGACAGATTGGCACCCGGCTCGGCATTCAGGCGTCGACGGTGCACGAGCGGCTGCACCGCACCTACCGGAAGCTCGGCGCCCGCGGCTGCGCGCACGCCGTGGCGATCGCGTTGGTGACTGGGCTGCTGGATGCCGACGACATCGAGATGCCGCAGCGGGAGGCGGCGTGAAGCTACCCGCCGGTTAACTCCCTGAGCCGTTCAACCCCCCTCCCGAGTCCAAGACCTTCACCTCCACCTATCAGGCCGTCCTACAAGAACCCAGCCAGCGAAACGGAGCAAGAAATGACCACACCGGAGACCCAACTCCCGTACACCGCAGTCCGGCACCCCAAGTGCGGCGGCTGGTGGACCGGAACCACCCGCGCCCACTGCCCCGCCTGCTGCCGCACCTTCAGCTGCGACTCCGCCGCCGACAAGCACCGCGTCGGCAAGCACGGCGTCGACCGTCGCTGCGTCGACCCCGCGACCGTCGGCCTCGTCGCAGTCCAGAAGCCCTACGGCGTGCTCTGGCAGAACCCCGGCGGCGAGCAGTGGTTCTCCAGCGCGGGGGAGGCGGCAGCATGACCGACCCCACCCCTGACGGCCTGGAGCCCCTGGACGCCTACCGGGAAGCCCTGCACCGCGTGCAGTCCAGCGGACCGCGGCCGGGCGCGCCAGCGACCGAAGCGACCGACAGCGGATGCTCTTGCGGCGGACGGTTCCCGCTCCAGCACCTCCACGCCGACGAGCACATGCCCGTCGAAGCCCCCGCCCGGACAACCCCGGACAACCCCGCCACCAGCAGCGGGACGGCGGACAACCCGCCTGCCGTCGACCTCGAGGCCCGTATCGCCGACCGTATCGAGCAGGCGGTGTACGAGTACCGGGAGCAGGCCTGCCAGTGGGACGAAACCGACGGCAGCACCCAAGCCATCGCCGCACGCGCCACCCGGGCCGCGCTCCGCGCCGTGCGGGCCGAACTCGGCCGTGGGGAGCTGCTGCACTGGGCGCACCTGGAAGTCGAGCGCCGTCTCGCGGTCGAGGCGCAGACGGCCGAGGCCGCAGTCGAGCGAGCAACGACGCTCGCAGAGACCTGGCAGGAGGCGCCCGACCCGCTGGCCCGCGCGATGGCCGCAGACCTCCTCAGCGCCATCCGCGGACCCCAGCAGCGCAACCGCTCCCGCGCCACCAACCCGGCCGACGAGGGGCGGGCCGGCCAGTGACCCAGCCGTACCGCGTCCTCGTCACCGGCAGCCGTGACTGGGGCGACCACGACATCGTTCGCGACGCCCTCACGACAGCGATCTACCAGCACGTTCCCGCCGTCATCGTGCACGGTGCATGTCCGCGCGGCGCCGACGCCATGGCCTCCTGGTGGGTCCGCCGCTACCGGCATCTCGGCGTCACCGAGGAAGCCCACCCCGCCAACTGGAACTTGAACGGCAAGCGGGCCGGGTTCATCCGCAACGCCCACATGGTCAACCTCGGCGCCGACCTGTGCCTCGCGTTCATCCGCAACGGCTCCCGCGGCGCCAGCCACACTGCAGCCCTCGCCGAACAGGCCGGGATCCCGGTGCGGAGGTGGACCGCTTGAGCCTCGAGCAGCTCGCCCTCGACGTCCACATGCCCGCCCCGGAGCCGCGCACCTACTGGGAGCACCGCGGCCCCGGCGTGTGGGAGCCCGTCACCGTGCGCACCCGTTACGCCGCCCCCGGGCCCCCGCCCGAGATCCCGTTCCCGCACGTCCAACTGCCCCGCACGGCGCCGCGGAATGTGCTCGTCGAACGCGCCGACGGCAGCAGGGACGTGCGGCCCGTCCGGCTCCTGCGCGTCCGCCCACCCAGCAGCGTCCGACGTACCGCACCGGCCGGAGGTGCTGCGTGATGTTCAAGACCGAGGAGACTCGCCGCATCCGCCTCAGAGGCGGCAGCCGAGTCCACGACGTGCCCGTGCCCCACACGCGCCCGATGACCACGGCGTGCGGGAAGCGCGTTCGCCTCTTCGACGCCCGGGGTCGCCTGCTGGACCGGCCGCTCAGCGGCTCCGAGGACATCGCCGTGACGTGCGCAGCCTGCCTGGGAGCCACCCGGTGACCGCCGTATGCCGCCTCCTGGCGTTCCTGTTCGCGTTCCTCGCCTTCGCGCACCCGCCCGTCTACGACCCGCAGCCCAGCCCGACCGCCGCCAGCGCGCGGCCATGAACCCGGAGATCAGCCATGACCGCACCCGCCGAAGACCTTGCCTCCGCGGCCGAGAACCTGCGTGCCCTCGATGACATGTGGTGGCGGGGTACACCCCTCGCACGCTGCATCCCCGGCCTCATCGTCCTCCTCAGCGAATACGCCGACGACTGGCGGAAGTGCCCCGAAGACCGCCCCGGCACCCGCATCGACGACGCCGTCCTCAACCTCGCCCGAGCGATCAACGGCGGCGAGCAGCAGTGACCGCGCAGCAGCCCCTACCCGACATCGACTGGGCGGACGTCTGCGGCGACGACGAGGAGCCCGAGCGGCAGCCGGCCCGCTACGAACGGGACCTCGACGGGCAAGGCCTCGACCCCGCGAAGCGCCACACCATGACCACGATCAAGCTAAGTGGAAGCGAGTACCTGTGACCGACCTGCCCCGTAAGCGCATCACGATCGATCCACCCGACGGATCGACCATCCTCGCCGCCCGGCACCTCGACGCCACAGAGGGCCGCGTCCAGGTCGGCAGCACCGTCGACGCGGCGACACGAGCGGCTATCAGCCGCGTGCTGGACTACATCGCCAAGGCGCACAACAGCCCCGCCGCACCCACCGACCTGCCCGCTTCCACCGCTCCCGCTGCTGCCGCCCACCCGATCGTCCAAGGCCGCTGCCCGGCTTGCCGTGGTGCGAGCCTGTTCCTCGGCTCCGGCGGCTACGTCACCTGCTCCCGCCTCGACTGCCCCAACCCGTCCGCCGCCGACGAGCTGCTGCACGGCGAGACGGCGACCCAAGCGACCGAGCCTGATCGCCTCGCCGAACCCGGCCTGCGGAAGGAACAATGACTGCCCATGCGCACCGACGACGTCCTCACCCAGATCGACGCCGCCCTCGACGACTGGACCGTCAGCGGCGACGCCATGCGGAGCAACCCAACGGCCACGCCCCAGCCCGCGCGACTGGCACCCGACGGCCGTGCGGCTGGCCGCGAGATCCTCATCCAGCGCCTCGTCGACCGCCACGGCTTCACTCGCCCCACCGCCCTGGAAGTGGTCTCAGCGCTCGAGGCTGGCCGCGACACCCCGCACGCCGACCTCGTCCGCGCCGAGGCATCCGCCGTCATGCGGGAAACCATGGGGCGGCTCCGGGAAGCGTTCCGGCCGATGTTCGAATCCTGGGCCGAGGCAATGCGACGGCTCGCGGAATCGGTGAAGGTCGCGACCGTCGACTGCGACAGCTTCGGCAAGCCCGCCCGGCGGCACGATCGGCCGGCGTGGGCCAGCCCCTACGGGCCCGCACCGAGAAGGAAGGCGCGAGCGTGACCCGTGACCTGCGTGTCCTGTCGCCGCGCCTGCCGTACCGCACCCGCGCCCGACTGCGGGCCGAACACCACCTCACCGCGGTGGGCGCCTGGCTCATCGACCACGGGCATACGGGCGCGGCGGAGAGGCTGTGGCGGGCGTGCCGGATGCTGTGACGGCGGCGGAGAGCGGACCGCCAGACGGCCCGAAAACCTGTGAGGATCTGTGAGCTCCTCACAGGTTTTTGGATAGCCTGAGACGGTCACCTACCAAAGTTTCGGAGGCCGCGATGAGCGACCAACCGTGGAACATCGAACGGATCTGCGACGCGCTCGGCAACCCCACCCTTGCCCAGAAGTTCCTCGCCCAGATCAACAAGGCACCCGCCCACGAGATCCTCGCCGTGTTCGCGAAGTGGCAGGGCATCGCCGAACGCACCCTGCAAGCCGTCCAGCGCGGACGCGAAGCCGCAGCGATCGAAGCGGCCGGCGGCGAGATTCCCGGCGAATGGCATGACGTCACGGACCGTGTTCTTGAGGAAGCTGCCCGGATTCAGGCCCGCGGCGCCGCCTGAACTGACACCCTTAGCCGGGTGTACGCCCTCCGCTGTGACGCCGTAAACCAGGCCGTATGGGACGGCCTCCCCGACGAGGCCAGCGAACGCTTAGCCATCGCCCTCGCCGCCGCCTGCGCCGACCCCCTCGGCACCACCCAGCCCTACGGCGAAGACGACGGGATCATGCGCACACTCGTCACCGGCGACATCCTCGTCGTCATTTACCTCGGCCACCAGACGAAGACCCTGCACATCTTCCAGATCGACTACCTCGGCTGACACGACGAAGCCCCCGACCCGACGGTCGGGGGCTTTTTGGCGCGCGGCTACGGCAGCACTTCGTCCAGGTACGCCTGTACCCGCTCGTACAGCCCGCCCGGGATCTCCGCGCGCGCCACCCACGCCACCTCGGCAACCTCCCGCACGCTCGCCGCATGCGCCGTCCCCGACAGCAGCCGGCACGCCGTGTACGACACCCGCCGGCCCGACACCGGATGCGTGCGCTCACCCAGAAACCGGACCGGCTCCACGACGACGCCCGCCTCCTCGAACGACTCCCGCACCGCGGCCTCCTGCGGCGACTCGTCTGCGTCGACCTTGCCTGACGGCAGCGTCCACGACAGGGAACCCTCCGCCACTCGGCGGCGGATGAGCAGCAGACGGCCGGCGTGGACGACCACCGCGGCAGCGATGTGCGGGTCATCCACTGGTGCGGCCCATAGCCAAGTCCCGGTACGGCAGATCCACCGTCGGGCAGTCGACGACGTCCAACTCCTTCTCGACCCGCTCCACGATCCCGGCCGCCGCGACCGCGTCCACGCTGAGCACCTCCGTCTCCACGAACGTGCCGACGCCGGCCACGCTGTCGATGCTCACCGTGACGTCCGCGTGGTCTGGGTGCCGGTACGCTGTTCGGCGCTTCTCAACCCGGACCAGGCGCCGCATGCCGACGGCCTCGAGCATCTGGTCCGCCAGCGGGGCCTGGTCGGCGCCGGACAGGAGCACGTTCGTCTCCGGCTTCGAGATCACGCCGTCGACGCGGTGGGTGGCCGAGGTGCTCGCCGGCTTGTACGTCACCTCGGCGAAGTCCCCGCGGCGGCGGACGCGCAGACACTCCACCGTCTCCATGAAGTCCACGTCCGGCCGGCTGTAGTACGTGTCGACCTCGGTCACCGGTTCCCCGGCCTCCCAGCCCACCTCGGCCAGCAGGGCGGCCAGACGCTCCCCGCCGTCCGGGAGTCGGCGCTTCCGCTCGACCTCGATCATGTCGCTCATGTCATCGTCCTCCGTTGATCGCCGCGTACACGCGGGCCAGGTTTCCTTTGCTGCACCACCGTTGAAGGCAGCTCATCCCCTCGCTCAACGATCGGGCGTCGGAGACGGGGACGTTCGTGAAAAGCACGAGTTGCTTCGCGTCCTTCAGCGGGTTCGGGATCGACCGCTTCAAGTAGCGGTTGTAGTAGGCCCGATCGCGGAGGAGGACGTCTTCCACCTGCAGCGGCAGCAGCACCGTCCGTTCCCCGTCGGCCGCCTCGGTCGGGTTGACGGCGAATGCGGCGAGCAGCGCGTCCAGCGTCAAATAGGCGTAAGTCTCGCGCCCCTCCCGGGTGATCCAGCTCTGCCACACCGTCGAGCACTCGCCGTCGCCACGCTCCGCCAGCTCGAGGAACGCGGTGAGCGCGATGTCCGAGCACTCGTCGAAGATGTCGCCGTCCACCGTGAAGTGATCCTCGTACCGTTCGCTCAGCGCGAGCAGCATCGCCTTCTGCGAGGCCGGCAGCCAATCCGTGCCCGTCAGCACGTAGTGGACGAGCTTGTGGCCGCGCCGGGCGTCGATCCAGTCGGATGCGAGCGGGCCCTCGAGGAACGGCGTGAAGCCCAAGACCCCGGACCGCCACACGTGATCCCGCAAGGTCACGTAGTGCCGCTGGATCTCCCGGAAGATCCCGACGGGCGCCGAGGCGACGACACTGGTCCGCTCGCACAACTCCTCGACCGCCACGATCCTCGAGTCCTGCCGGAACACCACCAGATCCGCGGCGTTGTGGTACGGGTGCGTCCCCTCGCCGAGGTACTGCGGGACGAACATGCGCAGGAACCGCAGCCACGAGCGCGAGGTGTACGTCTGGAGGCACCGGTCGTGGAGCGACGGCGCCTTGACGGCGTACACGTCACGGTAGGCGAACATCCCGCCCGGACGGAGCACCGTCGGCAGCGTGCGGATCATCGAGAGCAGCCCGCTGTAGCCGCCGCCGTAGCTGTACACCTCGTGCAGCAGCGCCGATGCGCTCACCACGTCCACCGGCTCGTCGAGGATTGTCCCGATGTCCTGCGCGAACCCGGTGACCAGGTCGCAGGCGCCGACCCGGTTGAAGTCCTTCATCGCCTGATCAAGCGACGCCGACACCACCCCCGGCACCTCGACCAGCGTCAGACGGACGTCTCGGTCGCGATGCTCGCCAGCCGCCAGATGCGAGGCCAGGAACGCCACCGCCGAACCGCCGCCCGGGCCGATCTCCACAAGGTGGGGACGATCCGATCGGACCCGCCCCAGCGCCCGCAGCGCGAGGAACGACTTCTCCTCGCCGTGCGCGTTCGCCGCCACATCGATGTAGCCGGCCGCCGTCTTCAGCGACGTCGAGAACACAGAACCCGCCATCGCCGCGACTCACATCTCGCTCGTCACGAACGGCGCCGGCAACTGGGGCAGATCGACGTCGAAGACCTGAGCGAGGAGGTAGCGGGCCACCGTGTCGTGCTCCAGCTCGCTCCGGCCAGTCGGCATGGCGAGGACCAGGTCGCCGTCCCTGTGCTGGATCACGGCGCCGAAGAACGTCCGGTCGGAGATCGAAGAGTCGACGAGCTGGACCCGGCTCTCCGCCAGCAGATCGGCGAGCGGGGCGTCGAGGAGGTAGTCGGCAGTAGGGCGACGAGCGGGCAGGCTGCATGTACTCTGCTGCATGAGCAGTCCTTTCATGACGGGATGGATCTGCGAATCAGCGGACGGCAATCCGCTGGTGAGAACAGGCCGGGCGTTCGCAGCGCCCGGCCGTTCGCGTTACTGGGGGTCGTCGAGGTGGTCGGACAGCCGCCTGTAAGGGCGGATGCCTTCGGGCAGGGTGTCGAGAAGTTCCGCCGCCTCCCTGTTCGGCCAGCGATCCGTGAGCGGCGCGCTACGACGGCGGTTGTGCTTCGGCTTCTCGTAGTGGATCGCCAGGAACTCGTGGGCCAGGGCGAGGTACCTGTCCGCGTACCACTCGATGCTCTTGCGGACTACTGACGACCACCAACGGCAGCTGTAGACCTTGTGCCCCTCCCAGCGCTTGCTCGGGTCGGCGCTGATGCCGACGTAGAGCAGCTGGCCGTCAGTGTCGTAGAGCCGATAGACCGCGGTGCGCTCGTCCGGTTCGTACATGGGATCCCTTCGGCTGGATAGACAGAGGTGTCCCCTTGGCAGGTGTGCTCACTGTCACACCCTGACTACGCCAACGTACCGTTCTAGAGCAATCAGCGCCAGTCTCTTGGGCGGACTCGTGGGGGAGGCGCATTGACCAGCGCCGATGTAGAGCGGGTAGCGTTGCTCTAGATGAATCCGTCCCTAAGGAGAACTAGTGACACCCAGGTCCGGCGAGACGCACAAGTACCGGGAGATCGCCGATGACCTACGCAGGCGCATCAAGGCCGGCGAGTTCGATGAAGACCGGAAGCTGCCCTCGGAGCGCAACCTCCTGGAGCAGTTCAAGGGGATCACCAAGTCGCAGATGACGATCCGCCAGGCGCTCGGCGTCCTTCGCGATGAGGGGCTGATCGAATCCCGGGTCGGCTCCGGCTGGTGGCTTGCCGAGTGGCGGCCGATTGTCCGCAACGCCCCTAAACGCCTTTCCGTCGACCTGTGGGGGCGGGGGCGGTCCATGTGGGATGTCGACATCGACGACCGTCGACTCGAGGTCGTGGGTAGAACGCATGTTGAGCTGGTCGACGCGCCTGAGGATGTCGCCCGCGCGCTGGACGTGGAGTTCGGTACCCGCGTCTGGAAGCGGGACCGCCGGTACGCCGTAGACGGCGAGATCGTCATGCGTGCCACGTCGTACATCCCCGACGAGTTTGCCCACGACACGCGGATCACCGAAAGCGACTCCGGCCCTGGCGGCACCTATGCCCGCCTGAAGGATGCCGGCCATGCCCCCGTGCAGTTCCGCGAACATCTGCGCTGCCGGCTGGCCGCACCTTCTGAGGTGGACGACCTGCACCTAGCAGCTGGCGCTCCCGTGATTGAGCAGCACCGGTCGGCGATGCGGGAGGACGGGCGTGTCGTTGAGATTAACCGAATGGTTCTAGACGCCTCGAGATTCCTCCTCGTGTACGACTTCCCGGCCTGACCTGCCGTTTCGGCCCTCACCCTGCGGGGTGGGGGCCCTTTTTTGTGTCCGAATATTGCTCCTCTTGCTCTAGAACGATTGATTGCTCTGGAGCGGTCTGCTTTCATCTACATGTCCGCCCCAGTCGACCGCAGGGGAGCACTCAGTGACGTCTGCTTTCGTCGCCCCCACGGGCGACTACCTGACCACCGGAGAGGTGGGCCGCCGTATCGGCGGCACCTCCCAGCACGTGCGTCAGCTGATCAAGTCCGGCCGTCTCGCGGCGATCGACATCGCCAAGGGCCACGGTCGCCCCCGATTCCGAGTTTCCGAGGCCGCGCTCGCGGAGTTCCTTCGCGCCGCCGCCGTGACGACCACCACGGAGGTGGCCTGATGACCAGCACCACCGCAACCCCCACGAACCTGCCTCCGGCAGCCCGCGACGCGATGGCCCGCCTGGAGCGGGCGTTCGCCGGCCGTTCCACCGCCGATGTCCTCGCCCGCGAGGCCGGCTCCCATGTCTCGGAGGAGATCCGCCGGATTGTGGTCCGGTTCGAGATCGCCGCCGCGACGGTGGACCGCCTGTCCCGTGTGGACGCCCGGGACATGTCGGCCGCCCAGTTCGACCACCTCGCCGACGCGCAGGAGCAGATGGCGGAGCACCGGGCGACGCTTGCCGCCGCCGGTCAGCTGCACCTGATCGAGGTGGCGTCGTGAGCAGGAAGTCGTTCGCCGAGACGCTCGCCAGCGAGGTCGCCTACCTGCGGGAGATGTACAACCGGCAGGGCAACGGCTACGCGGAGAAGAAGGCCAAGCATTCCGTGATACAGGCCGGGCTGTTCAAGACAGCCGGTGACGCCCGCGTGTACGTCGGCGTGGAGCTGACCTATGACATGGGCATCCGCCCCACCGTGGCCGCCCTCTGTGACGGCTTCGGATGCGCGGACCCGCGCTTCGAGCGCCCTTCCGGGAGTCTCCGGTCGGACGCGGATGTCGCCGAGTACGTGAAGGGCGACCTGGCCGAGGTCCGGAAGTGGGCACAGGCGCACGCCGAGACGTGCCGGGCGATGCCGGAAGGAGCAGCGTCGTGACCGCCCGCGAGATCCTCGCCGAGTTCCCGGCTGGCGGCCCGCGCGGGTCGCGGCCGGCGGAGAAGAAGGCGCAGGAGTTCCGCAACGCTGGAACCCCCGCCGAGGTCCGCATGGATCTTCCGAACGACCTGTTCATCGTCGTCCCGGAGGGGGAGCGGTGATGGTCGAGAACCGGATGCTGCTGCGGTGGCAGCGGGAGGCGCACCGTGCGGTCGCCGACTTCCTCGCCGCCGCGGACGCCCTGGACCTGCCGGCCATCACCTGGACCATCGCCGAGACTGGTGCGGTCACTGGCGCGGTTCACGGCCTGGGCCGCACCCCGGAGGGGCAGCGCGCCACCGTCGAGGCTTGGGCCCGCTACGTCAACCTTCCGATTGCCGAGCGCACCCGCAGGGACGGCGGCGTCACGCTCACCGTCCGCTTCAAGACGGAGACGATGGTCGGCGGTGTGATCCGCGCCGACATCGCCCCGCCGACCGACCGCGAGGACGAGCGGCCGTGACCGCCGCCGAGCGCGAGGCGATGCACAGCAAGCTCGCGAAGGTCAACGGCCGCAGCGAGCACCCGCTACCGAAGTAGCGGCCCCCGATCGTCGCGGGTGGCGGGGAAGTTCCGAATCCCCCGCGGCCTCCGCCGCCCGCGACTCTCCATCCCGTATCACCTCCCCAATCCCGCTGATCCGAGAGGGCTATGAGCCATGTCCACGTACCTGTCCGACGCCGACCTCGCCACGACCACGCCGCTGGCTTCCCGCCGCCGAGCCACGACCACGGTCGCCGACGCGATCGCCGACCTGTTCGGCGACGACTTCTCCCGCGCCCTGTACCGGGAGACGAAGTACGCGGTGCCCGACTCCGAGCGCCTGACGTGCCCGGTCCACCAGGACTGGCGATCCAACTGCGACCACCTCCACTTCCAGCGGCCCGCCGCCTGAACCCACCGACCGCCGCGCTGGCGGATGACCACGGCTCCCCGGCCCGCCAGCGCGGCACCCACAACCACCCACCGATCCGAGAGGAGCGCTTCGTGCGCCGCAGCTTCAAGTTCACCGCGACCGTCACCGACAAGACCGGCGCGACGAGGCAGGTCAACGACACCGCGAACTTCGACCACCCGGTCTCGAAGGCGGACGCGCTGACCGCGATCCGTAACGAGCTCAACCGGCAGGGCACGCCCGGCACCGGCATCCAGATCGTCGACTGACCGGCTGCCCGATCCGCCCACCCCAGCCACCTGAAGGAGAACGCCATGTCCGCCCCTGACTACGACGCCCCTCCGCCGGTCTTCGAGAGCGACGACAACGGCATGCGCGGTGCCACCGAGGAAGACGACAGCGACAGATGACCGACTGTCTGTCCGCCCCGGCCCCCCGACCGGGGCGGGCGAAGAACTGGCGCAGCAGCACCCCCTCCGTCCGTCCGACCCGAGAAGAGGTCGTCATGTTCCGCATCATCCTGTTCGTCCTGCTGGGGCTCTACCTGATCGCCGTGGGCCTGTGGCCGTCCGCCGCCGCGCCCGTGTCCCTGATGTTCGCCGGGATGGCCGCGATTGCCGGGCTGATCCCTGGCCCCGTGCTCGCCATCGGCGTCGTCGTCGCGTGGCTGAAGTACCGGCCCGCACCCGCCCAGCCCGCCACTGTCTGAGGAGACCGCGATGCCGTTCACGTTCCGCAAGTCGTTCCGGATCCTGCCCGGGGTCCGCCTCAACATCAACCGGCGCTCCTGGTCGATCACGTTGGGCGGCAAGGGCGGCCCGCACTACACCCGCAGCTCCACCGGGCGCCGCACCACGTCGTTCGACCTGCCCGGCCCGTTCGGATACCGCTCCACCCGATCCCGACGAAACCGAGAGGACTGATCATCGTGAGCCGCTACCTCGAAGAGGCCGCCGAACTGCTTCGAAAGGCAGCCAAGACCAACGAGGAGGACAACGAAGACTACCCGTCGCTCCTCGTCGAGGGACGTGAGCGGATCGCTCGCGAGTTCGCCGTGCTCGCCGCGATCGACAAGGGCCTGCTGCCCGCTGAGATCAGCCAGGACGTCATCGAGTCCGTCATCAACGACCGCGCCTGAACGCAAGGAAGGACACCGATCATCGTGACCGCCCAGTCCGTCGAGAAGAAGGTGAACGGGACGACCGTTGCCTCGCCCGTACTCGGGGAGGGGCGGCCGAAGCCCGACGAGGAACAGCACACCCCCAACACCCCGGCCGGTCCGTCCCGCCGGGAGGAGAAGCGTGAAGACCGCCGAGCTGACCGGGCGGAGGCCCGTGCCGACCGGCGCGAGGACGGCGAGGAGAAGCGCCGCGAGCGCGAGCACAAGCAGAAGATCAAAGAGCAGGCGCGGCAGGCGAAACTGGAGCGCAAGCAGCAGAAGCGCGCCGACAGGGACAAGGCCCGCGCCCGCCGCCGCAAGGAGCGCCGCACGGCCTGGCACAACGTGCAGGTGAAACTCGCGCACCACATGCCGCTGTGGGGGCTCCCGGTTGTCGCCGTCTCCCTGGTCATGGGCTGGTCCGGGCAGGCGCAAGCCGCCGCACACCTCGGCATGGGCTGGGCGGCCCCCGGCGTGCCCGTGCTCACCGAGGGCATGACGATGACCACCGCCGGGCTCACCGGGCAGGCCATCGAGCAGGGGCGGCCGTACAAGTGGCTGCTGCGCATCACCTGGGCCAACGCGATTGTCGCCGCCGCGGTGAACGCTCTCGGTCACCTGATCGAGGACGACTCGGCGGCTGGCATGTACCGGGCCGCGGCCTACGCGGTCGCCTCGCTGGCGGGCCTGGCCTTGTTCGCGGTGGTGCTGCGGTCGCGGCGGGCCGCGATCTCCGGGAAGACCGCGGAGGAGATCGCCCGCTGGAAGCGGCTGCGGCGCCGTCACCCGATCCTGGTTCACCGCGCCCGCCGGATCGCCGACAACACCGGGGCGAGTCTCGCAGCCGCCTACGCCACGGCGTGGGAGCGGGCGAACGGGGCCAAGCCGGGGGAGCCGTCGATCCGCGAGATCCGTGCTTCCCGCCGCGCCGCGTACCGGCGCCGGGTCGCCGAGTCCTGGAGCGGCCGGCGCTGGTTCGGGCGGGACGCGGACGCGCTCCCGCAGATGGTTCCCGCCGCCAAGACGGACACGGCGGACGCGCCCCAGGGCGACGCTTCCGGTGGTGCGCGTACCCCCGTACAGCCCCCCGTTCTTCCGGTCGCCCTGCTGGTTCCCGGCGGGCGCGGGGAGTGGGTTGAGCATCGCGTGCCGGTGCTTCCGATGTCGTCCCCGAAGCGCGCCCGAACCAAGGGTGACGGGACCGCTACAACCCGCTTCCCGCAAGGGAAGGACACGCTTTCGAAGCGCGTCCGCGAAGACGTCGCCGACGACCGTCTCGAGACCGTTCGCAAGCTCGTAGCGGAAGCCGCCGCCGCGCACCAAGACCTCCGGAAGCACCCCTCCAACCGTGCCGTCGCCCGCGCCGTCGGATGCCGCCCGGGAACCGCCCGCGAACTCCTCGCCACCGTGCTCGCCGAGCGCGGCATCACCCGCCAGTAGACCGCCGAGAAGAAGGACTGAGACCCCGCCATGGCCACCCCGACCACGACCCAGACGACCGCGGCGGCGCCCGAGCAGACGTCCGTCGTCCGCCCGCTCGACTACCCCGTCGACAAGGAGCCGGCGACCCCGCAGCGCGCCCTGCCCGCGTGGGTGTATTCGAAGGCGGCGCTGGCCCGCCGGACCGCCCGCGCGGTCGGCTTCCACCCGTCCGTTGTGTGGATCGGATGGACCGCCCGCGGCTGGTTCCACACCGGCCGGGCCGTTAAGAACGGCTACCGCCGCAACTACCCGCAGATGATCCGCACCGCCAGCGCCGCCGTGAAGGCCGTCGCGGGCGACATGGCCAAGGAAGCGCAGGCGTCCGCGGTCGAGCGTCGCCGCATCGAGGAGTACAAGGAGCACCGCCGCGACTTCCTGATCAAGCACGGGGCGTGGACCCTCCCCATCGCCGGGGCCGCCACCTACGGCGCCGTCGAAGGCGGCACGTGGGTGAGCGTCCTGTACGCCGTGGCTGCGGTTGCGGCCGGCGCCTGGCGCGGCCGTCCGAAGGGTGTCGACCCGGGCAAGGTGGAGGTGCTCGCCGGGGACGGCGACCCGTTCCCGATCGCCGACGCCCGCAACCGTACCGAGGCCGCCGAGTGTGTGCGCCGGGCGCTCGCCTCGGAGGGCATCCAGGTGAAGGAGGTGGAGGCGAACCGCCGCTACGACTGGGGATGGGAGGTCACCGTCCGTCTTGCGAAGGGCAAGCCCGCCGACATCGTCACCAAGGCACCGGACCTGGAAACCCCGCTCGACCTGCCGGAGAACGGTCTGCTGTGCCAGCCTGTGCGCGAGTCCCGCGGGCGGGTTGTTCTCCGACTCGTGCAGTCGGATCCGTTCGCAAAGATGCCGGGCGCCCCGGAGCGGAAGCCGAACAGCCGACGCATGCGGGACAAGCAGATCCTCGCCCACCGCATGGACGGCCGCCCGTTCGAGGCGTCCCTGCTCGGAGTGCACACGATCGTCGTCGCCTCCTCCGGAGGCGGCAAGTCGGTGATCCTCCGCACGATGGCCGACGCGCTCACCGCCTGCTCCGATGTCCTCGTCGGCGACCTCGACCCGGGCGGCAACGGGCTCGCCCCGCTCGCCGAAGCCCTTGGTGTCCGCGCGATCGGCGACGACAACATGGGGCAGATCGAGGCCATCCTCGACCAGGCCCTGCGGATCGCGAAGGCGCGCCCCGCGCTGTTCGCGAAGCTCGGCATGCGGGAGAACTGGGAGCCATCGCCGGAGCGGCCAGCGATCGTCCTGTTCATCGACGAGTACCCGCAGTTGTCCGACCGGGCAAAGGAACTCGCCGTGAAGATCCTGCAGACGGGCCGGAAGTCCCGCGTGCAGCTCATCCTCGCTACGCAGGAAGCGACGAAGGACGCGATCGGCAAGACCATTGCCGACTCGATCGCACTGAAGATCGTCGGCCCGTCGCGGCACCAGGACGTCGTGCAGGTCTTCGGCTCCGGGGCGATCGGTGAAGGCTGGCGCCCAGACCGGCTCGACCCCGCGGAGGGCAATGCCGAGGGCGACGACCTGCGTGACGCCTCCCAGGCGTACATCCGCGGCGGCGGCTCCCGTGAACCGCTGAAGCACAAGTTTCTGTTCCTGGAGGACAAGGAGGGCCGGCGCCGCGCCCGGGAGCGCGCCGCCGCTGGCCGACCCGAGGTGGACGCCGAGTCGCTCGCCGCTGCGGGCCTGGATCACTTCGGGGCGACGGAGGCGGACCGGCTCCGCTCCGACCTGCCGAAGATCGTGATGATGGTGCGGGGCGCGTTCGCCGCCGACGACGACCCGAAGTTCATGTCGACCCTGGCGATCTGGGAGTACCTCGCCGCGCACGACCCGGACTCGTGGGCGCTGTCCTTGTTCGGCGACGACGAGGTGAAGTCGCGCCGGACGGCAGCCCAGCGCGTCTCTGCCGACCTGAAGAAGGCTGTCGATGCCATGGGCCTGGACATCGACATGTCGACCGTTCAGATCACCGGCGGAGCGCGCGGCTACCGCCTCGACACGATCAAGCAGATAACGGGCGAGGCCACCGCCGAGGCCGCCTGAGAGGTCGTGACGGGGTCGTGACGCCGCAGGTCACGGTCGTGACCCCGGTCGTGACGGGGTCGTGAGAACCCCCTCGAGGTGGTGATCCCGTCACGGCCCATCACAACCACCGTCACAGCTCTGACCTGGACAGTCACGACCCATCACGACCCGCATCACGACCAGAAATAGGAAGGAGATCCCGGAATGGCCGTCACGCTGAAGATCGTCGAAATGACGATCGACGGGCACCCCTACGGCTGCCCCGACTGCGCCTCGCCGACCTTCGCGCTCGACGGCCGCGGAATCCTCGACGCGTTCCCCGCGTGGGGCAACTGCCCGTCCTCCCACAGCTGGGAAGACCCCCTCATCACCATCGGCGTCCTCAAGGAGATCCGGGGCGCCAGCACCGGCCGTGAGCGCGCCGAGGACGACGACACGTTCGAGATCGACGTCCACGGCGCCAGGCTCGCCGGGATCCTGTACCCCGAGCTGATCGTCGACGACATCAAGCGCGCGGCCCGCGACGTGTACTGGAAGCGGCTGATCAAGCCCGCGATCCGCAAGCAGAAGAACCGGGCTGTGCGTTCCGTGAAGCGCGGGGTCAGCCGCGCGGTAAAGCGGCCCGTCTCCAACACGGTGGCCGCCGCCAAAGCCGCCGCGATCGGCGCCGCCTGGGGCATCCAGGCCGGCGGCCACGAACCCGACCCCGACTACCAGCCAGAGCCCATCAATCCGTGCCCCGCCTGTGACGAGGGCTGGATCAAGATCGAGTCCCGCGTCCACGGCAAGACCACCGTCCGCTGCTCCGTGTGCCTCGGCACCGGCGAAATCGACTAGGAGACCAACCCGCCATGACCGTCCTGCCCGAGCCGACGCCCACCGCCCCCGCGGCCGGGCAGGCCACGCCAACCGACGCCGACCGCGACCGGATCCGCCGACTCTTTGCCGCAGTCGACGAGATCGACGCTGAGACGCCGACCGCGGTCCGCGTCGAAGACCCGGCCATCCCGTCCTGGAAGGACGGCGCCCGCATCGGCGACACGCCGCCGGTTGCCCAGCCCGGCCGTGCTCCGATGTCGCAGAAGGCGGTTGACGACACGGCCCGCATGATCGGCGCAAGCGTCCTCGTTGCCACCACCACCGGCGGAACCGCCACGATCATGTACGTCAGCCAGTTCGCCAACCCCGTCGTGTGCGGCATCGTCTTCGGCGCGCCCACAGCGCTTGTTCTCGCCCTCGGCCGCCTCGTGAAGAAGGCGAAGGGTGCACTCCCCGACGTGACTGTCAACAACTACGACGGCGCCACCGTCTACCAGGACCGCCGCGAAGTTCGCAGCAAGACCACCGGAGTCATCGTCAAGAACACCAACCAGCAGTGAGGAGAACCCGCATGCCCGACATGTGGAACGGCAAGGCCCTGCCGGAGCGTGGCCGAGCCTTCACCGAGATCCACTACCGCCTGTACGACCGCCGCACAGGCCGGCTGCTGAGCTTCAACTCGACGAACAGCATCGACGGCCTCGTCACCGACGTCCTCCGTACCCAGCAGGAGAACCCGACCGCCCAGATCTTCGCCGTCGAATACGACGGCCCCGCCTACCCGAACTGAAGGAGAACCCCATGTGCCACTCCGAACCGACGATCTACGGCATGTCCCTCGATCTCGCCATGCACATCGACGACGGTATACCCGACTGCTGCTACGGCCCGATGGCGAAGGGGAAGGAGGAAGCCTGCACCTGCTGCGCTCCGGAGGACACCGATGGTGCTGGCACGGGCGTTCACGTTGAATACAAGTGCGGCGATTGCGGAACCGTCGTCGAAGTCGACGGGCTCGGCCTCGTCTTCGACATCCGCGAGAAGACGGCGGCCTGATCAGCCCGACATGCCGGGGCCCCGTCCGCCTTCTGCGGCCGGGGCTTTCGTCGGTGCGGGTACGGCGCGGGCCATCCATCCGTTGCCGATCGTGTCGGTGGGCGGCATGCGGGTGGCGAGGCCCAGCGTCAGCAGCAGCTGCAGCCCGGCCGCCGTCTCCGCCTCGTCGTCGCCCTGCACCGTGAACCTCAACGCCATACCGGCAGTGTGCCGGGCCGGGTGGGGGAACGGGGCGGGAACGCAGGATCTGGGCTATCCGGCTGCTGCTTACGCGAGTTCCCAATCCCCGCTGTCTTTGAGGGCCATGGCTCGTCCGCAGCCCGCGCACGTCCCCGCGGTGATCGGTGTTCCGGTCGTGAGCGTCGCGATCGGCCGGTGGTTGAGGCAGTGCCCTGTGCTGCGGACGCCGACGGCGAGGGCGGCTGCGGTTCCAGGCTGCGGCTGGACGCCGCAGAGGTCGTGTTCAAGGACAGCGATCCGCGTGTAGTTCGCGCGCGGCAGCACGGGCGCTGGTTGTCGCCAGTCGTGGGCGATCCGGTTCCAGAGCGGCAGCGGCCAGCGCAGCCAGAGGGGCGCGTCCTGTTCGGTGCCGTACAGGCCGCAGGCGGCGCCGTACACGACGGCGAGGCTCAGGAGTAGGAGCGGCGTCATGCGTCGGGCTCCTCGTCCGGGCGCGCCGGGCCGTCATAGAACCCATCGAGTTGCACGTTCAGCTCCGCCAAGTCCGGGTGTTGCGCGATGTCCTGCGCCACGGCCGCATTCCAGGCGTCGACGAACTTGCGCATGGACCTGGACGCGAGCGCGGCCTCTGCTGCCATGTCGAGTTCGGCTGCCTTCTTTCGGTACAGGCCAGCGAGGATACGAAGTCGCTGGGCCTGGAGTTCGTACTCGTCGGGCTTCTCGCTCATACGGTCTTCTCCTGGGCCGGGCGCACCGGGCCCGCGCTCGGGTCCGGGTCGATCATGTCGGCGGCATCCTGGAGGCCCATGTACTCGGGCTCGCTCTGGGTGTAGTTCTTGTCCGCCGCGTCCCGGAACTTCGCCGCCCACTCGCGCAGGATCTCGGCACGATAGGCGTCGAGGTTGGCCTCGGCGCGCGGCGTACTCAACCCGGCCTGGCGGAGGTACGCGAGGAGGCGGTCGCGCTCGCTCATGGGGTCTTCTCCTCGCTGCTCGCCGGGCGCTCGCTCGTCTTGCGAAGCCGCTCGGCGCGGTGGGTCGGGATCAGGATTCGGTGGGGCCCGAAACGACGGTTGAGCTCCTCCCACCTCAGGTCGCTGCTTCGGTACCCGGCCATGTGTTTCCACCTGTCGCCCTGTCGCCGCCAACGACGCCGGTTCGGAAGCACCAAGACGTCCGTTCCGACTGGCGGTTCGGGCTGCATCTCGGCACTCAGGCCCTGCTCGGACAGCCGCTTCCGCCACCACGGTGCGGCCATGTACGCCTCGAACTCCTCGCTGTACGTCGGCGACACGGTGATGCCGGTGTTGCACGGTGTGCACAGCAGCCCACGCACGGCCCATCGGCCGACCTTGAAGTCGTGGTCCACGACCAGGAAGCCGTGTTTTGTCTGCTCGGGGGCAGCGCCGCAGATCTGGCAACGGCCGCCCGCGTGCTCCCAGAGGCGGTCGTACTCGGCGCAGTCGAGCTGATAGACGCGGTGGCTGCAAGGGCGCCCCTTGGGCTTCACGTGGCCAGTCATCAGGACGGCTTCACCTTTCCGTCGCGGATGCGGGCGACGTATTCGCGGGTGAAGCCGGACGCCTTCACGACCTCGTTCAGCCTGCCGCGCACCTGGGGCTCGCCGCGCTTCTCAGGGAAGACCTGCGGGATCAGCTCGTAGACGCGGGCCTTGTCCCGAGCGATGCGTTCGGTGAGCCGCCGGATCTCTTCGATCTTCTGCTCGTCGGTGTCTGCCATGACCTCAGTATGCCATCTCTGTTGGCTGACTCAATGGGCCAACCCTGTTGACATGAGGACTGTGTAGGCATACTCTGTAGTCATTATCAAAGAGGAACCAGCAAGGAGACCCGGATGACCGGCCAGACCACCGACGTCGAGATGAACTGGACCACCGAGACGCTTCGCTCCGGTATTGCGCTGGAGGTCGCCTCCGACGACCACGGTCTCCTGGGTACGCCCGGCACGTGGTACCGGGTCCGCCAGGGTTTGCACGTCGCGCTGACCACCCGCAACCGAGGCGACGCGCTGCGCCTGTTCCAGCGTCGGGTTCGCCTGGTCTCCGGCGCCTGACGGCCGACCTGCTCCGCCCGGTCTGCTCGGCCGGGCCCCACGCCACCGCACCACCGCACCGAGGGGGACCCCGTGAACGCCGCCGCCCAGCACCGTCGGGCCGTCATCCGCCAGCGCACCCGCACCCAGCGCGCCGCGTCCCGCATCGAACGGCGCGGCAACGGGACGCTGGCCTCGCACTGCATCGCCCAAGGGCTCGCACCGAAGCAGGCCCGGTTGGTTGCTGGCACGCTGCGGAAGAAGGCCGCCGAGCTCGGCATCGCCGGCCAGGCCGCCCGCATCCACGCCGGCCGCCGGATGCGGAATGACTGCCGCAGGTACACACCCGCCCAGGTCGCCCAGATCGCGATGGTCTACAAGCCCCGCAAGCCGGCGTACAAGCTCGTCGCTGCCCGCCTCGCCCTCGCCGCTTAGGAGCCCGCCATGCTGAACCCGCTCACCCGCTGGGAGCCCGGCATCCTCGTCCGCTACCACGGCAGCCTCGCCGACCTGCACGGCACCTACCAGGCCCACCCGTGCCGTTGCCTGCGCTGCGACGATCCGATCCTCGGCACCGCCCGGTTCCGGCTGGTTGACGCCAGCGGGACGACCGTCGTGTCCTGCGTCCGCGCCCGCTCCATCACACCCGCCTGACCCACCAGCTCGCCGCGCGCATGCTGCTCGCGGCCTGAAAAGGGAGCTCCAGTGACCGAACTCGCCAACCGCCAGCCGCAGTCGAGCGGCCCGATCGTCTGGGTCCTCTCCATGGGCGAGGACCACGAAGGCGGCGAAGTCCTCGGCGTCTACGCCTCAAAGGAAGCCGCCAAGGGCCCGTTCGTCGAGGCCGCGAAGCGCATCCCGTTCGACCTGGACAACGCTTGGCAGGACGAGGAGAGCGGGGCCGTGCACGCGCACGGCGGATGTGACTGGGTCTCGTTGGAACCGCACCCGCTCATCACCGCCCAGCAGATCGGCTGACGCCGTGATCGCCCCGCTCCGCTTGAACGTCCCGCTCCCGGACGGGATCGCCTCCCGTATCGGCCGTGACCTCCCGCCGCGCGTCCAGCATGCGGTGGGGGTGGCCTCCCGGGCGGGCAGGCTGCTCACCAGCCGCGAGTTGGCCGCCAGCCCGGACGGGGTGCGCGGTGCGGTCGCCGTGGGGCTCCAGGCGCGGATCGCAGGGGCGAACAAGATCCTCGCCGCCACAGCCCCCGACTCGTACACCGCTGGGCGGATGTGCCCAGCCTTATGAACTAGGAGAACCTCATGGACTTCCAGACCGCCCTCAACACTGTCATCGCCGAACTCACCCCCCAGCCCTGGGACTACACCGACAACGCAGGGACGACCCTCACCGTCATCCCCGCCGGGCTCCGCGAAGCCCCCGGCTACGGCGAGGTGCTGGTCCGGGCGACCGCCGGCAAGGCCACGGCCGCCGAGATCGGCATCACCACGACCTACATGGTCAGCCTGCTCCACGCGCTGGAAACCCGCACCAGGTGGGAGCACTCCACGCCCTGGGGCTCTGACCTCGACGTCATGCCCGGTGACGACGGCGGCATGGTCCTGGTCGTGACCGAGACGGACTACGAGAGCCAGGGCTACCCGACGACCGCAGTGACGGTCCGGGCCCCCGAGGAGCAGCGTCTACCGCTCGCGTCGGCGCTGCGCCGGGCGCTGGACGTCGCCCGCGGCTGGGAGGGCTGATGTGAGCACCGAACCGCAGCCGATGACCGCCCAGCGTCTCGCCGCCATCGAGTCCGCCATCATCGCCGGCACCCTGTCGTCCGCCGACCTGCGCGAGCTCCTCGCCGAGACCAAGCGGGCCCGCGCCGACGCCGACAACCAGTACATGGAGGCGGACTACTGGCGGGAGGGCTACCGCCTAGTGAAGGGCCTGAGCGACGAGGAGATCGGCGCCATCATCGCCGTCCGCGACGCCACCAAGGCGCACCCGCAGCCCTGCCGCTTTCCGCATGAAGCCTGCGTCTGTGAGGACGACGCGTGACCACCCCGCCGCCGCCCGCCGAGCCGCCGCTGGTCGAGCCCGGACCGGTGGCGGGCTGGTGGGAGGAGACACCGGGGCAGGCCGCCGACGCTGACCGACGCTACTGGAACCGAGACGAGGACTGATGAAGACCACCGACTGGCCGTTCGGCACCGACGCCGACCGCGACGACCCGCTCACCGCACTGCGCATCCCCGTCACGGGCGCGCACCCGCAGTGGCGGTACATCGCCACCTTCGACCGCGACTCCGAGGAGCGGCCCACCGCCGCAGAGGCGCGCATGCTGGCCAGCTACATCGAGGAGTACAAGGAGTACTTCTTCAACGACTGGTACAAGGCCAAGCTCCTCGAACGCCCATTGGACGTCGACGCCGTGACGAGGATCTTCCACAAGTGGGGCGAAAACGACTGGTCCTATCGAGTCGACACCTGGCAGTACGGGCCGTTCTGGGTTCCGGTCGCACCCCGACTGCGCGGCGGCGAGTACGACTACGAGAAGGCGACCGGGCCCATGACGCTGGAGCAGGTCATGGACCGCGACCACGACATTTACCCGAAACGCTGGCTCGAGTGGAAGGCCGCCCACCCCGACGTCTTTCCCACGTGACTGCCCCACCCACAAGGCCCGCCCCGTCTGGTGCGGGTCTTCGGCGTGCCGTCAGTCTCTCTGCGGTCGCGCCCCCTGCCGACGCTGCCACCACCGCCATCCGGCCCGCGGCGCCTCCCAGTACACCGCACGCATGATCCAGTAGCAGGCGAACAGCATCCAGCCCATCAGCCAGAACATGCCGACAATCGCCTTGATCCCCAACCCGAAGAACCCGGACGCCGGCCGCCCCACCGGCACCGAAACCCGAAGCGGACCAATCCCGCCCGACAGCCGAACCCCCAACACGCACCCCCGAACACGGTCACGTCCACGGACGTGGTGTACGGCTGAGGATGTGAGGGCCGCCAGAGGCGGTCCCTCACATGGCTTACTGGCCGAGGGCGGGCGGCTGGCCCCCGGGCTCGGGAGTGCCGGGCTCGGCTGACTTGCCGGCGAGGCACTCGGCAAGGATGTCCGGGCCGATGTAGCGGCGCTGTTCGGTCCACTCGTCGGTCTGCTCGGCCAGGACGGCGGTGACCAGGCGAAGGACCGCCTTGCGGTCGGGAAAGATGCCGACGACGTCGGTGCGGCGGCGGATCTCCTTGTTCAGCCGCTCCTGCGGGTTGTTCGACCAGATCTGCTTCCACACCTGCGGCGGGAACGCGGTGAAGGCCAGCAGATCGCACCGGGCGGCCTCCAAGTGGTCGGCAGCAACAGGGAATCGCTGGTGGAGTGTGTCGATGACCTGGTCCATCTGCCGCTCGATCGCCTCGGCGTCGGGCTGCTCGAACACCGCCCGCAGCAGCGTCATCACCCCGCTGACCGCGGACTTCGGAACAAGCGGCGCCAGGTTTCGGGCGTAGTGCGTTCGACACCTCTGCCACGACGAGCCGGGCAGCGTGGCCCCGATCGCGTCCACCAGGCCCTGGTGGGCGTCGGAGATCACCAGCTTCACCCCCGACAGGCCGCGGGCCACCAGGGAGCGGAAGAAGGCGAGCCAGCCGGCACTGTCCTCGGATGTCACCGCGTCCAGGCCGATGACCTCGCGGCGGCCCTCGCCGTTCACGCCGACCGCGACCAGGCAGGCGATGTTCACCACCCGGCCCTCCTCACGGACTTTCATGGTCAGCGCGTCCGCCCACACGAACACATACGGGCCGGCGTCCAGCGGCCGGTTGCGCCACGCGTCGAGCTGGACGTCCAAGTGCTGGACGAGAGCGGAGACTTGGGATTTCGACAGCTGTGCGACCCCGAGGTCCTTCGCGATCCCTTCGACCCGGCGGGTGCTCACGCCGCGCACGTAGCAGGTGGCGATCACGGACATGAGGGCCTGTTCGGAGCGGCGGCGGCGCTCCAGCAGCCACTCGGGAAAGTAGGAGCCCTGACGCAGCCGGGGCACGGCCAGCTCGACGGTCCCGGCCCTCGTGTCCCACTCACGGGGGCGGTAGCCGTTGCGGCGGTTGACGCGCTCTTGGGTGACCTCTCGGTATTCCGCATTGCACTGGTCCTGGGCGTCCGCGCTCATCAGTGCGTTTGCGAAGGTGGCGAGCATCTGCCGGACGAGATCGGGACTCGCCGAGGCGAGGTAGTCCTCCAGCAGCTCGGGAAAGGACACACTGTGCGGAGCGGTCATCGGACGGCCTCCTCAGGAGATCTTGAAGCGTTCTCCCGGAGGCTCAGCCGATGGCCGCTGCCTTATGCCCCGCGCCACCCACACGCACGCTCAAACCACCCCGACCAGCGACGGACTCAACGACCCGCCGTACACCACGTCCGTGGACGTGACCCCGAACACACGCATACCCTCCCCGGCATGCAGTAGCGGGATCGTAGCGTCAGCGCCCCGCCACGGCCCCGTGAACGGGTGAGGCTCTCCGCTCCCGTCCCGGGGTACGGGCCCTCCGCCGGGCCAGCCGCCACCCGATCGGGTCACAAGCCAGTCACACAACCACCCCACCACGCTCGGACGCCATACGCTCACCCCCTGCAACATCCACACAAGGGGGGACCTATGAGCCGCAGAACACTCGCCTGCACCGCCGCCATCATCGCCATCCTCGGCGCCGGCACCGCCTGTCAGCCCGACAAGACGACCGGCAGCAGCGGCAGCACCGCCACCGCGACAGCCACCACCGACAGCAAGCCCAGCACGCAGAAGACGGTGCCGAACTTTGTCGGCATGGGGCTCCAATCCGCCCAAGACGCCGCGCAAGCCGCCGGGTTCTACACGCTGAAATCGCACGATGCGCTCGGACACAGCCGACACCAGGTCCTGGATCGGAACTGGAAGGTCTGCGACCAGAACGTCAAGGCCGGCGCCGCGGCATCCACGGACACGCGGCTGGACTTCGGCGCCGTGAAGCTCGACGAGACCTGCCCCGCCAACACCCAGACCACGGCCACCGAAACACCCACACCGACACCCACAGCGAAGCCCACACCGACGCCGACCCGACACACGGCCGCGCCGAAGCCCGCAGCCCCCGCCCCAGCACCCGCCCACACCAGCGCGCCGCCCGTCGACGACCACGGTGGCGCGACCGCCCTCTGCAACGACGGCACACTCTCCTACAGCGCCCACCATCAAGGCACCTGCTCCCACCACCACGGGGTAGCCGTCTGGTACAAGTGACGGCCCCACAGCGGTAGTAGCCCGGCGTTGTCAACCCTCGGTGCAACAATTAACGCAGCGTCACCAGCAGCCCCGCCCCGCACCGAGGAGCCGCCGTGCACGACAACACCCTCGCCGACTACGAATGGCCCACCTGCCCCTGCGGGCGGCGACTACGGCAAGACGAACTCGGCCGCGTCGCCTGCCGGCTCTGCCAGGAACGCGTCGACCTCGCACTCCGCCAGCTCCCCGGCGCCAAGGGCCTCTACGCTCGGCTCGCCACCGTCCTCGCGCCCGGCGCCGGCGGCAGCATCGGCCCCGTGTCCGGCTCCCGCACCGCGCCGCTCCCGATCCGCCTCGAACCCCTCAGTCTTCAGGCCCGCGGCGGCGTCGTCACCGTCCTCCAGGCGTGGCTTGTCGACTGGCACGAACAACTCGGCTGGCTGCACCCGCGATGGCAAGGCGGCATGCAGCAGCAGCTCAACCAGGTCGTTCACGCCCTGCGCGTCAACCTGGAGTGGGCGGCCACCTCTCATCCGGCGTTCGACGAGTTCGCCTCCGAGGTCAGCCAGTTGGTGCGGCAATGCGAGCGGCAGATCACCGGGGAGCGCAAGGAACGGCCTGTCTACGTGGCTTGCCCGTGCGGAACGACCCTCCCCATCACCGTGTCGACGCCTGGCGCGCGTTGCCGGGGCTGCAACACCCAGTACGCGCGCAGCGAGGTACTCGATCTGCCCCTCGCGGTTCGCGCCGCAGCGTGACGGGCTATTGACAGGACGAAGCCGGATCTGGACCTGCTTGCGCAGGTGATCGCCCGTATGTCACAGTGCCCTCATCGGAACACATCTGTGTCCGCAGACTTATGAGCCTCCAGCTTCCGGCCGGGGGCTTTCTGCATGTCGGGGGTGAATGTGCGCCCCAGCGAGCTGTACGCCGAAGACCTCGTCTTCGAGCACGAAGCCACCGCTGAAACCGGCGTCCCCGGGCCCGTGATCCGCCAGTGGGCCCGACGCGGAAAGATCCAGAAGTTCGAGGGCAACGGCCAACTCACCGGCAACGGGCACGAGTACAAGACCATGTATGCCCTCCCGGAAATACGGGAACGGGCGCGCACCTACCGGCCCATGCCACAGCGCCGGCCCAACGCCGCCTGACCCCGTCTCCCTGCCGTGTGCCGCCGTTCGCTGCTGGCCGGTGGGGCGCCCGCCGTGAGGGTGGCGGGCACTGCTCGCGGGCCCGGACGACTCTGCCGGGCCCGCGAGAAGAACACGGAGGAGGCGGTGACCGTGGCCAGCTCTCGCCCTGCAACGAACATCGGCGTCGGCATGCCCGCGATGATCCACCTCGACGACTTCGGCGCCATGATCCGCGAAGCGTTCGGCGAGTTCGCCTACCTCGTCGGGTCGGCAGCCACAGGCAAGCAGTGGCGGGACGTGGATGTCCGGGTGATCCTGTCGGACGCCGCCTATGACGCCTTGTTCGGCAGGCTTGAGCGCCCGCCGCGCGCCAACCCGCGCTGGGCCGCCATGTGCGCCGCATTCTCCGAACTCGCCCGGCAGCGAACTGGCCTACCGGTGGACTTCCAATTCCAGCGGCAGTCCGAGGCGAACGAACTGTTCGGCGGGGGAGTGCGCGTGCCGCTCGGGATCCGCTTCCGGCCGGAGGGGTCCGAATGACCGGACGCACCCTCGCCGAATGGCACGCGATCGACGCGCCCTTCATCCCGCTCGGCGACTGGGACCCCATCCCCGGCACCTGCTCCCGCTGCGGTGAACGCGCCTGGCTGGGGGAGACCAGGTGGTGGCACGTCCTCCAGCCCTGCCCATCGCGTGGGCGGCCCGCCGACTTCGTGCCCGACCCCCACTGACCCTCACCCTCACTGGAGCACCCTCATGGACCTCGCGCCCGACCTCTCTGAGCGCCACCCCGGCACCCAGCAGCTCATGCGGCACTTCTCCTACAGCCACCTGCCCGCACACCTGCAAGCGATCTCCGCGCCCGTCTGCCACCTCGCGGGCAGCATGGTCGTATCGCTCCCGGACGGCCCTGAGCTGACGGCAGGGCTGCGGAAGCTGTTGGAAGCGAAGGACTGCTTCGTCCGCGCCGCGCTCGACGCAAGCCGTGACTGACGACTGTCGTTGCGCGGTCTGCGGCTGCTGCAAGCACGACCACGGTGGCTGGAACCACGAGTGGACGCCGAAGGAGTAGACGTGGCAGACGAGCGAGGCCCGAAGTGCTGCCCGCTGCACCCAGCCGCGACGAACCGAGCCGACCGACGCCACGCCGATCGGCACTGCCCCTGCCGAGGCGAATGCGGCTGGCACCCCGTGGCCCGCACGCCCCGCTGACCCTGCTGCCCGGCTCTCCCACGCCGCCGGGCGGCAGGCCGAACGCCCTCAACCCTCACCCTCGGAGCACCCTCATGCCCTCCACGCCTGCCGCATACGACCGTCGCGCGCCCCGCTCGGAACGCCGCCGCGCCTCCCGCGACCTCGCCCGCCGTGACGCCCGCTACGGGGCGCCCGGCCACCGCACCGGACCGCACGCGATGGTGTCGCGTCCGAAGCCGCGCCCGGCCAGCACCCGATCCGGGCAGATGCGCAAGAACTACAAGCGCAACCAGCGCGCGAAGTTCCTCGAACACCTCATCGCGCTGCCCGTCTCCGTCGAACTCGCCGAGTACTGCGACATCGACCGCTACCTGGCCATGCTCCCCGGACGGATCATCCGCCGCGAGATGGACCGCTACTCGCTCCGGTGGATCTACCGGATGTACATCCCCGACGCCCCTGACGGCGCCGCCACGATGACCCCGATCTGGCAGCGCCACGACGACGGCAGCGTCAGCCTGATGGGCGTCGAATGGCTGCGCGCCGACGGCTCCCGGATCGCTGCCGCATAACCCACCCTCACCGCAAGGAGCACCCCATGTCCGCGTTCACCGACAAGCTGAAGTCCTTCTTCTCCAATTTCGCCGAGGTCTCCCACGAGGAGCTCGCCAAGGTCGAGACCGCCGTCGAGGAGAAGGTCCGCCCGATCGTCGCCGAGGCCCGCGACGAGATCAAGCAGGACGTCACCCGCCTCGAGGAGCAGCTCAAGGCCCTCGAGGCGAAGGTCGAGCAGACCATCAACGCTGGCCCCGCAGCGAGCTGACCATGCTTGAGGTCTTCTGCTACACGGTCGGGCTCATCCTCCTCGGCCTCGCCGCCCTGCTCCCCAACGGTGTCCCGCACCGGGACCGGATGGCCTACGCCGGGCTCGCGCTCTGGCTCCTGCCCGCCGCCGTCCACGCACTCCAAGCGCACTGACGAGGGGGTGGCCATGCCCGTGTCCCGCGCCGAACGGGCCGCCAACGCAGCCCGACGGGCGAAGCTCGTCGAGTACCGGCGCAAGAAGGTCCCCTACGCGGTCATCTGCAAGGAACTCGGCTACGGCAGTGAGGCGACGGCCCGCAGCGACTTCAAGAGAGCCCTCGAAGAGAGCATCGCCGCCCAGCACGCGAGCGTCGAGGTGTACCGCGAGGAGCAGCTCCTCGAGCTGGAGTTCCTTGCCGAGGAAGCCCACAGGCTGATGAACTCCACCTACTACATGATCAGCGCTGGCGGGCGGGTAGTCCGAGACCCCGAGACCGACGAACCGTTGCTCGATCCGGGACCCAAACTGCAGGCCATGGACCGGCTCGTGAGAATCGGCGACCGCGTCGCGAAACTCCGCGGCACCGAGGCAGCCACGAAGATCGAGGGGGTGTTCAGCATCGATGCCCTCGACCGCGCCCTCATCGAAGCCCGGGAACAGCTCGCCGCTCTTGACGCTGAAGATTCAGAAGATGGAGGAGCTGAAGGCCCTCCAGGCTGAGGTGCAGCGCCGCGAGGCGGAACGCCTTCGCCGCATCGACGTCTTCGGGAAGTTGGGCTACACCCCGACCGCCCGGCAGCGCGAGTTCCACGACGCCGACGAGTTCGCGGTGCTGATAGGCGGAGCCGCGGGCGGCGGTAAGTCCAAGGCCCTCACCATGGAGGCCATCCGCGCCTGCGTCCTCTACCCGGGCATCCGCGTCGGCGCCTTCCGCCGCACCTACGGCGAGCTGAAGGAATCCCTCCTCGCCGAGCTGGCACAGGTCGGATACGCGGGCGCGCTCGGCGCATCCTGGAACGGCACCGAATACGAGCTGAAGTTCAGCAACGGCTCGCTGCTGATGTTCCGCTACGCCGAGTCCGTGAAGGACGCCAGCCGGCGGCAGGGCGGCCAGTACCAGATGCTCGTCTTCGACGAGCTCACCCTCACCCCGCCCGACGTGGTCGCGTTCTTGGAGTCCCGGCTCCGGTCGGGCCGCAGCGAGGTCCCCGTCCTCGGAGTCCGCGCCGGCACCAACCCGGGCGGCCCCGGCCACGGTCCCGTGAAGGCCCGCTACGTGGACTCCACCGACTACGGCGCCCGGGTGGCGACTGACGAGCGAGGCCGCACGGTCCGGTTCATCCCCAGCAAACTGGCGGACAACCCGCACGTGAACAGGGAGTACGCCGACGACCTCAAGGCGCTCCCGGAGAAGCTCCGCCGGGCGTTCCTCGAAGGAGACTGGGACTCGTTCATGGGCCAGGCTTTCGCGGAATGGCGGCACGAACGCCACACCATCGCCCCGATCACACTGCCCGCGTCGTGGCGGCGGTACGTGGGCATCGACTGGGGTTACACCGCCCCCTGGGCCGTCGTGTGGATCGCAGTCGACGAAGACGGCCGCGCCTGGCTGTACCGGGAGCTGTATGCGACGCAGGTCGGCGAAGCCGAGCAGGCCCGCCGCATCCTCGCCGCGGAGGAAGACGGCGAGCAGGTCGCGGTCCGGTACGCGGACGATGCGATGTGGGCAACCCGCGGCGACGCGAAGCCGATCGCCGACGTGTACGCCGAAAACGGCTGCCCGCTCACCGAGGCTGGCAAGGGACCCGGGAGCCGGATCGCGGGCTGGCAGCGCATGCACTCGTACCTCGCCGAAGCGCCGGCGTGCCCGCACCACCGGGAGCTCGGCTGGGAGACCTGCCCGAAGTTCCACGTGTTCACCAGTTGCTCGAACTTCATCCGCACGGTTCCGGCGCTGCCGCATGCGACGACGGGCAACCCGGAGGACATCGACACCACGGCCGAGGACCACCTCGCGGACGCCACCCGCTACGCCTTGATCAACATCGGGCGTGGTGCCCGCTTCCACTTCCCCGCCGCGGATCCGTCCGTGACGACGCTCGACCCGAACGCCACCAGCACCAGCCGGCCCGCACCCGCGGTGCCGTCCATCGGCGGGTTCCCGATCATGCAGGGGGGTTCGCCGTGGGGGCTTTGAGCTGGCTGCGTGAACGCTTCGCTCGTACCCCGGTCGCCGAGACCGTCACGGAGGCCCTGGACGCCCCGACGGCGGCGCAGGTCCGCCGGGTGGGGTACGAGTACGGCATCCCATTGAACTCGGTGTCGAAGTCGACGCAGATCGCGGCGACCAGCGAGCGGCAGCAGGTCCTCTCGCAGCTCCACCAGGCGTACATGGCGTGCAACTGGCTGAGCGCGTGCATCGACTTGATTGCCCGGACCGTCACCGCGGGCGGTCTACAGGTCGTGGCGGACACCACCGAGGACGGGTCGGTGCCCGACGAGCCGCCACAGGTGGCCCGGCTGCGCAGGCTGCTGCGGTACACCAACCCGCGCGAAGACATGGTCCAGCTCCTGCGGAACACGGCCACCGACCTCGAGTTGTTCGGCGACGCCTACATCGAGATCGTCACCCTCCTCGGCGAACCCGTCGCCCTGTACACGCTGGACGCGACCACCATGACGGTGATCGCCGACCAGCACGGCGAGGTCACCGGCTACGTGCAGGACGTAGACGGCGTCCGCACCGCCAGCTTCGACCCCAACCAGGTCATCCACATCAGCCTCGACGCGCCCCGCGGCGGCCTGTACGGCGTCAGCCCCGCGCAGAAGGCGCTGCTGCCGGTCACGGCGTGGCTGTTCACGATGGCGACGCTGAAGGAATGCTTCCGCAGGGGCGACCCGCCGCGGCTGCACGTCGACCTGCAGCACTTCCAGGACACGGACGTGCAGCGGTGGCGGGAGCAGTACCGCGTCTTCAACCTTGGCCCGAAGGCTGTCGGTGAGCCCGTCGTGACCACGGGTGGCGGCATCGTCGGCGTCCTCGACCAGCGGAAAGTCACCGACTACCTCGACGCCGACCGGCAGCTCCGCGACCAGATCATCGCCGCATTCGGCGTGCCCCCGGCCAAGCTGGGGATCATCGAGACCGGCAACCTGGGCGGCGGCACGGGCGAGTCGCAGGACAAGACCTTCCGGGTGAACACCGTGATCCCGGTGGCGAACCTGATCCTGGAGAAGCTGAACTTCCACCTGGTGCAGCAGGGCTTCGGCATCGAGGGATGGAACCTGGAGTTCGGTGAGATCGACTACCGCGACTCCAAGGTCATCGAAGAGATCCGCGACACCAGGCTCCGCAACGGCGCCTACACCCTCAACCGTTATCGCGACGAGATCGGCGAAGGCCCCGTCGACGGCGGCGACGACCCGGTGCTCGTCGACCGGCAGAACCTCGTTCTGTGGTCGGACATGGCCCGCATGTCCGAGGCCGTCATCGCGAAAAACGCCGCACCCGGCGTTGCGGCCGGCGTTCAGGTCAACGGCGTCCAGCTCGCACCCCAGCCCGAGCCGGACGACGGCCTGCCGCCGGATCCGCCGACCCCGCCGGACCAGCTCCGGCCACCACCGGAGGACGAGCCGGAACCGGAGGAGTCCGCCGACTGGGACCTCGCCTACGAACGGTTCCTGTGCGAGCAACTCGCCCGGCTGTAGGGGGTGACCATGGGTGGTGGACATCCGACGCGGGCCCAGGACGTCGGCCCGCTAATTCGCAAGGAGATCGGCTGAATTCTCGGCGGGTGAAGGAGGTGTCGTGGCCAGCCCCGATTACTCCGACGGCTGCATGATCGCCCTCTATTCGCCTCAGCAACTCGCCGAGAGCCTCGCTGTACCCGACGGGCTCGACCCGGCCGACATGCACGTCACCGTCGCCTACCTCGGCAGCACGGCCGACGTCGACCGCGACAGCCTCAACGCTGCCGCTCAAGCCCTCGCCGCCCGGCGACCGATTGAAGCGACCTTGTCCGGGCACGCCCGGTTCACTGGCGGAGACCAAGACGTGATCGTCGCGCTCATCGACTCGCCGCACCTCGAAGACCTGCGCCGCGACACCCTGGACGCCCTTGACGAGCGCGACGTGGCCGTTCCGAGAGAGCACGGCTACACGCCGCACCTCACGATCACGTACATCGACCAGGGCGATGATGCCCCTGTCGACCGGCTCGACGCGCAGCCGGTCAACTTCACCGCCGTGTCTGCGGTCTATGGCGCCGAGCGCACCGACTTCCGGTTCCTCCTGGCAGAGACGGCACCGTCACGAGTCGCGGCCGAGAACGCCACCATCCAACTCGGCGACCTGAAGGGCATCTGGCGCCCGGTGTACGCCCACCGGCAGGCCCTGCACGCCACCGCCGACAAGCTCGTCCTCGACGCGTGGCGGCGCGACATCGAAGGGATCAGCCTGCGGGACGCCGTCACAGCGGCGCAGCGACTGGCGGGCGAGACCGTCACGGACGCCCAGCGCAGACGGCGTGACGCTGCGGCAGCCGCCGTCCTCGCCGCACTGTCCGCACGCTCGTGGCGGCGCACCAAGACGGCCCTCGCCACCGCAGCCAAGCGCGCCCACCGCACCGGATGGGCCGCCGGACACGCCATCGTCACCCGCGACCAGGACGACGACAGCCCCTACGACGAACCCGACAGCGACTACAGCGTCGGCTCACCCGACATGAGCGACCACCTCGCCCAAGGCACCGCCACCGCAACCTTGACCGCCGCACTCGCCGCCACCGCACGCCGCGCCGGCCGCGCCATCGCCGACGGCGGCGACACGGAAGACGGGGGAGAAGGCGACGGCGAGAACGTCCTCGACGACGGCTACGACATCAGCCTCGCCACCGACGTCGCCATCTCCGCCGCCTACGGCGCCGGAATGCTCGCCGCCTACATCGCCGCAGGCCTGCAATCCCTGAACTGGATCACGGCAGGCGACGAAAGAGTCTGCGAAGCCTGCATCGCCAACGAAGCCGGCGGCCCCTACAGCCTCCTCGGCACCCCAAGACTCCCCGCCCACCCCCGCTGCCGCTGCGTCCTGGTAGGCGCCTGACTGGAGGAACGATGCCCAACAACCCGGTGTTCACCCCGGTCGACAACAACGGCAACGTGATCGGTGCCGCGGGCAGCCCGTCGACGGTGACCATCAGTGGAACACCGACCGTGATCGCCTCGGCGCCCGCGACGGTCGCCCTCTACTCCGAGGCCACTACATCCCGCACGACGAGCAGCACGACGGCCACACAGACGTGGACCAACGACGTCACGCAGGCCATCGTCGGCGTCAACGTCACCGCATTCGCGGGCGGCACGAACGTCGTCGTCGGCCTTCAGCAGCAGGACGCCAACGGCATCTGGCAGACCCTTGCCTCCTCGGCGGCAATCACCGCTGTCGGCACGGCGGCGTTCTCCGTCGGGCCCGGCATGCAGACCGGTGCGGTCCTCGTCGCGGGAGGCTCCTACCGGCTGGCGTGGACGCTGACCGGCACGTTTACCACGCTTTCCTTCCAACTGTCCGTGCAGGGCAGGTGAGCCGCGTGTACGAGATCCCGCGAGGGAAACGCGCTGTCCGCCGAGCCGTGACCCGCGAAGACGTCGAAGCCGAACAAGCCGAGGCCGAACTCCGGGATTGGCTCCTCGACGTCATCGAGAACGACCCCGACGTGCGCGCCGCGGTCCTCCGCGTCATCGCCGGAGCGCCCAAGCCCCGGCAGCCGAGACCGACCACCACGCAGCCTGTGCGACGAGGAAGGGGACGCTGATGGCCGGACGAATCGCCACCATCACGGGCACGATGCTTACGCCCGGCGTGTCCCGCAACAAGCGGCTTTACACGAAAGAGCTGATCGCGAAGGCTGTCGGGCGGATGCAGGAGCGCCTCGCCGACCCCGACGGGCTGCCGATCGTGATGCGGACCCACCATGATGCCGCAGATGACAGCGTGCGCATCGTCGGGACCCTTCGCAGCGTGAACCTGGCCGAGGACGGATCGGCCCGGTACGCAGCCGACCTGTACGACACCTCGCACGGCCGCGACATCGCCGCCCTGATCACCGGCAAGCAGCCCGCCCTCCGCTCCGTTTCCATCCACGGCTACTGGCTCGGACCGGTGAAGCGCATCGACCACGAGGGCGAGTCCGTGACGACAGGCCCGGATCTGGAGATCGACGCCGTTGACTTCACGGCGACACCGGGCGTGCTGGGCGCCAGCGTGACCGCCGCGTCCTACCTGCCCGACCGCGAGCCCACCGAGTCCGCTGCGGGTCGCACTCCGATCAGCGAGTCCGTGGAGGCCACCGTGGAACCAGTCACCGAAGAGGCCCCGGACGAGGCGTACTCGGCGAAGCAGAAGAAGGCGATGCTCGCCAAGGGCCAGGCGATGAAGAACGCCGATGGCGACGCCTCGTACCCGATCAAGTCGAAGGCCGACCTGCGGAAGGCGATCCGCGCGGTAGGCCGCGGCGGAGCCGACCACAACAAGATCCGGAAGCACATCATCGCCAGGGCCGACGCCCTCGGCCTGTCCTCGATGATCCCCGACAACTG